CATCTGATATGGTTGAATTAGTGAAAACTATATTTGACGTTGCTACTGAAACCCGAGAGCAAGGGATAGCTAACTACATGGCGGATTTACAAGACTTATATTCTAAAAAAGTATGGATGCTTAGAAGCATCCTAAAGACGGCAAGGGCATAACAATGAGAAGCACAGAAATATTCAAAGAAAACATCAAAATCCTCAAGCCAGCGGTGACTAGAAAGGTCGCTGATAAAGATCCTGCTCGTGAAGCACTTCATTACACAATAACCCATCTTCTTAGAGAAATTCTTGACGAAGATTCAACTATCCCTGACCTTTCCGGCATTCGTCGCGGTCCATATGCTGATGCACTCGTCCAGAAGGTACACAAAGAATTTGCTATGCCGCATGATGTTAGATGGGAAAAACTAGAAAAAGTAACCTGGGCAGATATCAAAAGTCGATCACCCAACTATGTAATCATTCAAGGCCAAGACGGCATGGGTGCAGTTAAGTGGAATGGTTCTAAATGGGAAGCCATGTTGTCTAGTAAAGAGGGCATAACAAGAGATTCCGACGCTAGTATTAATACTTTGTTTAAAGAAATCAAAGAACGAATCGGCAAAATCACAGCCCAATGGGGTGCGATCGGACAGGGTAGGCAGGCATATCGCGGGGCTTCTGATAATAGAACAGGAGAGGTAGACAAAAAACGTGCGCTGCGTAAGGGGCGCAGAGAGGTCGTCGTCAACCCAAACACGCTAGATCCGAATGCAGGTTCAGCCCACAACACTGAAGTAATATTACGTAAACTGCGTCCTGTTTACCTGAGATATATAGAGCAATCAATCGCGGATGTTAAGGGTGTCGTCGGCATGGCATTAAAAAATGATGCTTACGATAAAGTGTCAAAAAAGATAGCAATCCTAAATGGTTTACAGCAGGTAAAACAGGAATTACTCAGCGATCCAAATGATGTCCCCTCTAGAATAAAAGAAAGATTAAGACCTGCATTGTATTTGACAGCAAGTCATTATTATCCAGAACAAACAGGTAATTTTGCTTTAGGCGTAGACAGATATAGTAGAAATCAGCCGACAAGCATGGGTGGTGTGAGCCAAGTGATCGCCGACATCGCAGCCGGTGATCAAAAGAAACTGATTACTCTTATGAATTTCCTAAAACAATCATTGCTGCACCCATAAGAAGGCTAGACATGAAACAATTATCAAGAACTAACTTATCAGAAGCCAATCCAGGAGAGAAGATTCTCAAAGATCCTAAGATGGCAAAAATGCTGGCACTCGCCGTGAAGCACGATCACACTTTTCCTGGTCCTGCGCTAGCAAGATTGGGTCCTAAGCCAACCGACGAAGAGGTAGTCAAGCTATGGAGTGAACTGATCGATAGAACACTAGCTAACACTAACTACGGAGACTTGTCAAGAGACGGTAAGTTTGATAGTTGGCTAACAAAGTTATACGTCAATCACGCTAACGACTACGAAGACATCAACGGAGAAGGCGGGGATGCTTTGGGTTCTTGGAAAGCATTGAGTGTTCGCAACTTGCTTGACCCTGCGGATCAAGATTTTAATCGTTTCTCAACTATTACCCAACTACAAGGTGTTGTTCGTAAAGAAAAGTATCGTGAAGCATTAAGAAAAATTGCCAATGCTGAAAAGATAGCAGCTATGAAAAAGGATGCCAAGCAAGTCGTTCTTATTGATGATGACAGATATTATGTTATTGTTCCGTTGAACTACGGCTCTTGCTATATCTTTAATAATGCTGAAGGTGCACAAGGGCAGTTCTGCACAGGAAGTAGTACTGGTCTAACTTGGTTCGAACGCTATTCAAGAGATGGACCTATCATCAGTATTATTGATAAAAATAACATGAACGATAATAACGGCAAGTGGCAGATGCACACTTCAACTGGTCAATTAAAGAATGCTGTACAAGATTATCGTGTAGGTGAAGAACAATTCGCTGATTTATTTCCTGGCTTGATGAAGAAAATCGCCGATGCACTATCGTCACGTTCAGAAGAATTAAAGAACGCATCTGACCAAGCAGGGATCGCCCGAGGCGGGTGGAACATCCCTGCAGAAATTGAAAGAATCAAGCGTAATTATCCAATTGCATACAACAGTAAGTCAGAGGGTGATGATGCTACTCCGGAACAGTTGGATGATTTATTCGGCCGTGATAGAGGATAATTCTAATCATGCGGGCCCGGGAATTCCTGTTTGAGTATGATCGTAAGAAAACCGCTCAGACAATCTCTGGAAGTGAGAAAGCTGAAAAAGCTGTAATTGCCGACCGCGGTGATGTGGGTCCTCTTGATCAGGTGCGAAGCAGTCTGATAAGTCTTCGGATGGATAGACCCGTAACTATTCCAGGTGATCAAGATGCTTCATCTTCTGATTACCGAGAAAAGTCCGGCCCCCTCATCAAAGACCCTGCAGTCAGAGCGAGATTTCTAGAAGACTTGCTGAGTGTCATCGAAACAAAAGATCCTACTCCAAATAAAATATATACCCCTTGGTTAGCAAGAATGTATGTCAGCGGTGATGTCAAGTTAGAAGACTTAAATCGTGGAAATATATTGGGCATCTACGATATTGGTAAAAGAAGACGTATGATTAGTCCAGAACACAATGACATCAACGTTTTCAAGTCTTATACCGACTTTGAAGAAACAATGCGTTTGGGCTATGATCTGGATGCCATAGATAACACTGAGAAAAAAGTACAAGAAAAAGGTCAAGCATCTAAAGTCTTTGAAAACGGTGATGTACTTGTCGTTGTTCCACACGATGAAGCCGCTGCTTGCCGCTACGGTGCTGAAACACACTGGTGCACTGCTGCTACTAAAGGTGAGAACTACTTTAATCATTACAGTCGGCAAGGTAAGCTGTATATTATTATTCCAAAGAAGCCAGAGTATGACAAAGAGAAATACCAACTGCACTTCCCTACAGGTCAATTCATGGACGAGAATGATTCTGAGATATCTCTATATCATTTACTGACTAAAAGATTTCCAGAATTACTTGAATTCTTTTATAAGAATGAACCTGAAATAAAAGAATCAATAGAGTTCACACCTGATGAAGTGTTGCAAACGTACATTGATCAGATCGCAACGATTGCCCAAGAGAAGATGTGGGAAGTAATATTTGAATGGGAACAGAATGACGATTATTACTACGGTGAAATGCAAAAACAATATGGCGACGATGACGGTGAAATTGATTGGGATAAAGTTCAGAACGCCGGTGACGATTATATAAGGTGGAATGACGAGGCTCGCAGATTTAGTATTGGAATGCAAGACGCAATTCGGCCTTCAGCAGAATATTTACAGAGGCATTTGTACCGTTTAGTAGATACTGAAGATTTTAGCAGTATGCTACCCTCTATTGCTGATCTAACAGATGTTATTGCTGCAAACATAGAGAAGGAATTTCCTCCAAGACGAGAGAACGATGGTGGAATGGCAGACTTTGTTAAGAGAAACATCAGCATGAAAAGAGACGGTGGTACTTGGACGGCCAGTCGGTCGATATCTCGGCCGAGAAGATGGTGAAATTATGAGATCATTTGAATTTATAACTGAATACAGGTCCGTAGAAGTGGGTAGAGTGCTTGATCTCACCCTCACTAAGAACTATCCAGATTATTCTGTTCTCAACGGTAAGATACTTGATGTTTCTCCTAAAGGGAAATACAAGATAAAGATCGTTGCTGCTGAAGTAATTCCTGGAAGGAAGACAGCAGTAAAAGTCGGGGATACCGTCGCCATCGACTCATACTTCCTCAAGCAGGCATTGAAAGAATCAGTATTAGAAGAAGACTGGAAGAAAACATTAGGTGCTATCGGTGTCGCCGGTGCTTTGGCTGCCGGCGGACCGAACACGATGCAACCTAAGACTGCTCCCGAAGTTAGACCTAAGCCGGCAGTAGCTTCTACTGTTGCTCCCGCTGAAAACCCTGACGTAAGCATATTAGCACAGACCATGTGGGGTGAAGCTCGCAGTCATGGCGCTATCGGGATGCTAGCTATAGGGAACGTCATCAAGAACCGCGCCGAAGCAAATATGAAAAGGTTTGGTTATGGCATTCGCGGTGTCGCGCTCAAACCAAAGCAGTTCAGTTGCTGGAATGAGGGTGATCCTAATAGAGATCGTATTAAAGAAATGTTGCAGTATGATAGACTGATTAATCTTAGACAATCTCCAGATGGCACTCCCTTTGATGAATGGTTTGCTGAGTTTAAAAATTCCGGGGATTACATGGATTACGAAGCTTGGTTGTTAGCTAAAGACCTTGCAAGAAAGATCATAGCTGGTAGAGCGTCCGATCCTACTAACGGTGCAGTGTACTATCATACTACAGATGTCGATCCGGCATGGAATGCCAATCTTGATCATGTAGCAACTGTTGGCAATCACCTATTTTACACATTATCGGAAAACTTGTCAGAGTACAAAGTAGACAACGTAGAAGGTTTGGGTTCAGTTCCTTATAATCAAAATGTTGATTATTTTGGCTTGCGTGTTCTGATGAAGCCTAGCACATTCTTGAATCTAGCTTTACCACTTAATGAACCTAGAAGCGTAGAGTATATCGTGCAACACCTGAAAAATGGCGGAGCATTGGGCGCACCTTTTCTAGATGTCAAAATCCCTGCTGACTGGGAAGAAGATGACTTTACTCATCCCGCTAGCATCTCCGGGCACGAAGGACGCAACCGTATGCTAGCCATTCAAAAACTAGAAGGTGACGACCCTGTAGAAGTTCATCTACTGCTTAAAAACGGTTGGAGAGCTAGGAACCTGACACCCGACATGATCAAAGAGATGCAAAACGGGATGATGAATCAATCCCTTAATAGATACGTGACGGGCCCTCTGTTTTCTGTTATCGCTAAGAAGATCGCTAAGAACTAGCTAAGAAGATGAATTCATTGAAGAATTCGCTCACGAAAGATCGCTAAGGAAGTTCCATTCGTGGCCTTTACGGGTTATTTACACCTTTGATAACCCAAAAATCTGCGCTCATTCTAGTGTTCTGTATTACCTGATACGGCATATAGAAGTATCCTCTATCGCCCCAATTGGTTCCCCAGCTATTTTTGACAATGAAGTGTTGAGTAGAATTGTTGTATCCTACTAGAAGCACCGCGTGACCCCCTAGGACTCTCTCCGAGCGGGTATTAGGATAGGGCATGACAGCAGTAGTACGCGACCAGTTGCCGCTCATGAAGCTGCTGTAAACAGTGAATCCGACAATAACCGGATACCCGTTCGATAGTGCATCAATGCAGGCGTTGAAGTTAGCAGCACGTTCATACCGCGTGACCTTGCGCTTTGACGCATCCATGACAGCAGGACGAGAAGGAGCTGACCTAAACTTGGATATGTTATAGGGCCATAAGTTTTCTAATGGTGCGCCCCATCGGTTTGTAGCTTTGATTCCATCTCTGATGTATGCCCCGCTATCGTAGTGGACAGTGCCAATCAGCAGGCGTTCGTAGTAGTAGATGAACAACCTGCTAACTTCGTTCACGATTTTGTTTTTCTTGTTGATCAATTCAATCGCGCTGGCAACAGCCTGTCCCGTGCAGCTACCCAAGCTACCCTGATCTTCTACGGGTGTTGCAAATTCTCTCAAATCAACGGTAGACGGTGTTTTGGCAGTGGTTGGTCGATAGAGGTAATCTCTACTGTCAGGCTTGTCACGAACCCAATGAAATTTATCAATGTCAATCGGTAATTTAGCCGGCTTAAGCACGATGGGAATACGATGTAGTCCTGGATCTTGTGTCTCGTCGACCACAGCGAATGGGTATTTCATGCCTGCTCCGATTTGTATTGGGGTTGCCATATTATACTCCGTAGCGTGATCTAGTGATTGTGAAGTTTTGATTCAACTCTGAAGGACTCAATGCACGATTGTAGATCAGCACCTGGCCTATGTTGCCTCGTAGATAATTTCCAAATCCTGAAAAGTCCAAGCCAATCAGGATGTCTGCATTGTTGCCTAGATATGTTCCTATCGAGTCTGTGGCCTGTAGCACACCGTTGTACCAAATGTTGCGAGTGGCGCCGTCCCACTGACTCACCACATTCATCCAGTTAGTAGTCGGACTACTAGGTGTCCAAGAATTGCTAATCAGTGGTTCGGGTTCTCCGGGGTTATTAAACCACCCAACAGCCAAATAACCAGTGTTGGTTGCTACGAAAGTATTTAAGCCATCGTAAGTAGGTACGCTGCCTATCTGTGCTATGGTATGATTGGTATCGCCGCCGGGCCAGTCTGTGGGAAATTGTACCCATGTACTGACTGTGTACGGAGTGCCGCCGGTTGGTATGTTTGTGCCGGAAGTTTTGCTAAAGTAGCCGGTGGCTCCAGTTGTGAAATAACCACCACCTGAACTGGTATAAGAGATATCACCCGAGTTTTGCATTGAAACATCATTGCCATTGCCGCTTAGGTCATACCAGGTTGTGCCCGATCCTGGGTAACTGGCCACAGCAGCAGCGTCTAGATATAGTTGTAGTCCTGACTGTACAATTGGTGTAGCACCAATTGAAATGCCGCCGCCTATGTTAATTCCTAGTCCTACTGTTAATGACATGATATTTCTTCCTCTTTAGAATGGATTGTCAGTGCTTGTTGCTACAGAATTAACATTGGTAACAGTAAACGCATTCGTTGACGCATCTAAGAAGTAATCGGGAGAAGCGGTGTTCAATAACAGTTGAGTCTGTCCTGGAGTGATTGCTGAAATATTTGTACCACTACTTTGAGTAACCGTTAACGGTGCTGTCGGTACTGTGAAATTACCAGTATAAACTGCAACGCCCTTAACCACACGTAAGTTTGATAGGTTACCCTTGAAGCGTGAGGCATTGTCTCCAACGGTAAAGCTACCAATTAAAGTAGCTGCTCCAGATGCGGCCATCGCCCCGGGGTTTCCAGTTACTGCACTATTCCCGTTAACATATAAAGTTACCGCATTGGATCCGTTGTAGACCATAGCTACGTGGTACCAGTTGTTTAGAGAAAAGGAAGCAGAAGTCTGTAGGAATCCACCGCTACTCTGTGCAATTCCAAATCTACTACCGCTGTAAAACATTCCCAAAAATCTAGAGATAGAATCTTGATTGTAAATCCCATAGGTTGCGCCGAAGTCGACGACACTAGTTGGATATGCAAAACATTCTACTGTCCAAGCACCGGCGTTCTGATCAAATGCTGAATTATTGGGAATAGAGAGATAGTTAGTACGGTTGAAAAGTAGACTACCTTCTTCCGCGGGGGGCGGTGGAGGAGGCGGTGCTGCTACCAGCGTGATTCCAGCTCCTATTTGTATTCCTGGTCCTAAGATGATTGGTGATGACATGATATTTCTCCTTGTTTAATTCTATTTATCTTATTAAGTGTGAATCTATTATATAGTATTTTTGGTTCATCGATTAACCAATGCGCCAATTGGTGCCATCGCTCCAGATCGGTACAGTATTAGAGCCGCCGCCGCCCACTATTGCGCCAAAATTATCGGCTGCTACTAAGTTTGCGTTATTGATGAACGCTCGTTGTCCTACTGGTGTTATTGCTGGTAGAGCAGAAAATTCAACTACTGTGCTCCTGAATGTAGTCGCAGTAACTACATTGGCGCCGCTTATGTTGCCTGTTACTGCAAGTGAGATTAGTGTACCTACACTCGTGATGTTTGGTTGTGCAGAGTTGACTACTGCTTGAGCAAGGTTAGCTTGGGCAGCTTGAACAAAGTTTAAACCCCCTGCCCCGCTTAGGATAAGATTACCGATGATCTGTAAGTTTGCTTTATAGGTGACATTTGCTGTCACATCTACTACAGGCACGATAGATGTGTAGGATAGATTTGCACCTATGTTAGTTAAACTCGTAATCTTAATGTTATCAATCATTCTTGAAATCCTATAATGTTTATAATCTGCCGACTACGATTTCAATCACGCCGGCATTGAGATCAAAGTTTTCTAATGCTTTACCGATGACTTGGCCTAAACGAGGCTCGCCACAAGCTACTGCGTAGCCACTGCCTGCGCTGATCATCATGTCACCTTTTCTAACAATACCCTGAACTTTACAAGGCACTCGACCTTGCAGCGCAATTGCTACTGCGATATCAGGGCAACCAGAATTCATCGCATACGCAGGGTTTGTTGATACTACGCCTGCAACTCTAGTCGTTGCATCTTCCGCAAGGGTAACTTCGCTGTCACCGCCAAACATGAGAACAGTTCCCGGCTCGTATTCTGCGTCGGCTTGATAGTATTCTGCTAAGTCAGCGTAAGTAGCAACCAATCTTGAACCAGCAGAGAGCGACCAATTGCCTGTGATCGTGCCTGCTGTCGTGTTTGCGCCGGTGCTTAATGTAGTCAATGCTCCCAACGTTGTAATGTTGTTTTGAGTTGCACCCATGACAGTCGTTGCTTGTGACACTGTACCAGTAACATTAGCACCTGCAATTGCAGTCAGTGAACTACCAGTACCAGTTACTAGCAGATAACTAGCTGCTGCTGTTCCACCTAAGAATGCAGAGTTGTTTGCAGTAGGGACAGTACCAGTAACATTGGCTCCGGTGATACTTGATAATGATGCCCCACTACCGAAATGATTACCTGTTAGATTAGCCCCGCTTATGTTGCCCGTCACACTTAATGATGTTAGTGTACCAACAGATGTGATGTTTGGTTGTGCATTAGTTGTGACTGTCGCGGCAGTTGTAGCTGTTCCGGTAGGAACCCAGCTTAGATTTCCGGAACCATCAGTAGATAAGACTTGCCCAGACGAACCACCTGTAATTCTTATATTTGCGTTGGAACCCAATGATACATTGGATCCAGTGAAACTTACATTGCCGGAGACGCTGAGATTAGCCAATGTACCAACAGATGTGATGTTTGGTTGTGCATTAGTTGTGACTGTCGCAGCCGTAGTTGCAGTAGCAACTGCACCCGATACGTTGCCGCCAGCAATATTAGTTAGATTTGCACCCGATCCGACATACAGGGTAGCAGTTAATGTTCCTGTAGTCTTGTTATATACAAGACCCGAACTGCCTGCTAATACACCTGCGTCATTAAATTGTACTTGGGTGTTGACGCCGCCGGGTGTCGAGTTACCAACACTTACGCTATTAATGTTTGTGCCGCCTCCAGTGACAGCAGCATATCCCGCAACAGCAGAAGTGAATGTCATCGTCAGCGCATTGGCGTTAGTATAGTTAATTGTCGGATAATCATAACGACCAGTATACGAATTACCATTAGCGTCAATTGCTTCAACTGTTACATATTGTCTGTTAAGATTGTGAGTAACCGTCCAAACCGTGTTTACGGACCCTTGCGTATGTAAATAATATCCGCCGTTTGGATCAGTCCAACTTAAGTTACCTGCACCGTCAGTTTTTAAAATCTGATTAGCAGAACCTCCGCTGATATACACGTTACCTACAGCGTTGAGATTACTTCTACCTGTAACGTTCAATGTTGCTACGTTAGCGTTCCCACTTACCCCCAAGGTACCGGTTACGTTAGCACCGGATGCGTCTACAGTTAAACGAGTAGACCCATTAGGGCGGAACCCGATTGTAGCGCCATCTAAGTTCAGACTAGTGTAGGCAGCTGTACTTCGGTTGTAGCCCTGAAGGACTACCCCCGAACCGGGGAGGACCTCTAGACCTGCGTTTCCTGCCTGAGAGCCACCAACTACCAGGGCAGCGGAGGGGTTCGTGGTGTTGATGCCGACGTTACCGCTTGAAGTCGCCAAGAATGTATTTCCTGAAGTAGTCAACGAAGTCAGCGTACCAACAGATGTGATGTTTGGCTGTGCCGCAGTTGTGACAGTTGCAGCCGTAGTTGCAGTAGTTGCAGTAGCTACTGCACCGGACACGTTGCCGCCTTGAATGTTACTGATGTTGCCACCGTCACCTTGTAATTGACCAGCAGTTACTTTACCTGTTACAGTTAGTGAGCCTAACGTACCAACACTAGTGACATTTGGTTGTGCAGCAGTAGTTAGCGTACCTGTTAGCAATGAAGCTCCAATAGTACCTGAGTTAGCATAGACATTTCCGGCTGTTACATTTGCAGTAAAGATTCCAGATGAGGCTCCGATGTTCCCGACATTTGCGTTGCCTGAGATATTAGCAGTGCCGGCAATGTTGGCGCCAGTTCCAGTGACGACCACTATGTTCGCATTACCGGCAACACTAACAGTAACGTTTCCGTTAGTTAAAGCTCTTACATTGCTAGTTCCATTGGCGATATAAGAGAATGCAGGAACTTGAAGATTGGAGAGTAATCCCCCGTCTCCTGAGAAGAAATTTGCTGTTGCTAGATTTCCAAGATTTCCGTTTGCAGCAGTGATGTTTCCACTGAGCGTGATCGTTGATGGCAACTCAACTGTAATATTGCCCGATGATGTAACGGGACTATTTGATACGGTTAACGTGCTGCTGCTGATTCCGACTGAAGTTACAGTTCCTGTAGATACAGCAGAAATCTGAACAATTCCGTTAGGTGCTGAAAGCGTGATGCCGAGTCCAGCAGTCAATCTCACGACACCCGTGTTTGTTACAGTTATGTTACCGACAGTAGTAACCGGGCTGCTTGCAACTCCGATGCCTGAACCAGGGATTATTCCCACGCTTGTTACAGTACCGCTACTAATTGAATTAGCAGCAGAAGTTACTCTACCGTATGCATCAAACGTTACTGTAGGGGCAGTGTATGTTCCGGGAACAACGCCTGTTGTTGCTAGGTCAATGCCGATGTTCCCTGAAGAAACGATAGGTGAGTTAGTTACAACGATTCTACTTGTAGATACCGGAGCAAGACCTACGCTAGTAACAGTGCCGCTTCCTCCGCCGTTGCCGCCACCGGTTGACGAGATCGTCACGTTTCCGTTAGCTTGATTAATTGTTATGTTTGTGCCAGCAATGATATTAGTAACGCCGGTATTAGTGATAGACACTGTACCTGCGTTAGCGTTAGAATTCACGCTGATACCAGTAAGCGCCACAAAATTAGTATAAGGGCTAGCACAGGTGAATAAGGTTGTAAAGTTGTCTTCCGTCTTGTTGAAGGCTGTGTACAAGGAGTCGCTGCCTATAGATTCATTAGGCAATCCGATGTTAATTATTTGTTGACCGTTTATGCTCATTTCTCAGTCCCTATTGATAGTATTTATCAATTTGGGCTGAAATCACTTATCGGTTTAGGGTTCCCAAATCAGATTTTTAGAGCCTGTGCTTCTTGGCACGAAGCCTTGTTTCTTATAAAACTTCATGAGCTTTGCCTGAGATACTTGTCCTTTGTCCCAGGGATAAAGTGTAAGAGCAATACCGTCTTGTCGTGCTAGGTCTTGCAGTATCTTCATAGCTCTCCCACCTACCCCTTGTCTGAGCGGAGAGGCTTCAATCCATTTAACTTCTACTGCGCCTCGCTTGCTGAAACTAGGAACAAGCACAAACAATGCAAACTCCTGATCGTCCCCTTCTCCGCCTAGAGGCATGACATGCTTGTTTCCAAATTGCTGCGGGAACATGTCATATACTTTTTGAATCCAGGATTTAACTTTAGGGTCAGTTCCGCCGATTTTGATTCTTACAGGTTCGTCGTTCTCATCAATTTCTTGTTTGGAAACATCAATGATAGCATCTGCGGGAATATTGTCACCGTATATTAGATAACCTTCGGACTGACCGGTATATCTAAGTAGGTTTGGATTAAGTTTGTGTACATCAATCGCCAAAGCACTCTGATCCAATGGTTTGTTACTAAGATACACGAGTCCTTGTATCGGTTGCCTAAACCTAGAGCCGAGTTCACGCCATTCCTGCGGATTTCCCGGTACATATGCGTCAATTCCACCTGACATGTTAAGTGCCCTTCCACGCAAACTATGATATAAAATGTCTGGTACAGAAGTATTAGCACGACCCCGCCCGATAGGGATTTCAATGTTTTCGGTTACGGTGATAAACTCTCTAGCTCTCATCTCATCGTCCTTTTGTATACATTGATTTAACTGCTTCGGTATATCCTAGATCGATAACAACTGGTCTACCTTTATATTCTCCCCAGTTGGATGCAGCCATCAAATCGTCAACTAAAAGACCCGATGCGCTAACCAAAGTAGCAACCTCATTTACGTATTCAATGAAGGTATCCCAATCTTGTTCTGTTTGACCCGCCTGAAACATTCTTTCTTTAATGTTGGGTAGGTCAGGCTGATACGGTGAGCGATCACCTATCATGTATCGGACTGCATTTGTGAAATACATCATGCCCATCCAAGTCTTGTCACAGTGTAGTAATTTTCTTAACTTAGCGTCACTTACTTTGTTTGCTTTTTCGGTTTGAAGCCAAGTGGGTTGAGGATTTTGCTGGTCATAGTCAATCATAGGTATAACAATGTCTAACTGCCCTGCATACCCGTCAGTGAGAATATCAACTTCAGCTTGGTTCTGAGCCATTCCCTTCCTGTTTTTAGCGATCTTAAGCACGGTTTCACGCCCCTGATCGGGAATGATGAGTGCAACTCTACTAGACCCGCCCCCGAGCTTAGGGGCACGTTCTAGGGCATATTGTAAGCGACTCTTGAACGACTTGTCGTGCCCAAGTGCTGCTGGGTCCCAGTCGGTAGGAAGAGCCATCTCGTCTAGTTTAGGTTCACGATACATCTTGCCAGCACCTAGTGCGTAATCAATATCTCTACCTTTGCTTTCTTTGAAGCCAAATTTCTTATAGAATTTAACGAGTCTACCCCTAGAAGTAGTACCTTGTATCTTATCTTGTAAACCAGGAGTCAACGTGATGCGTTTACCATGCTCATCAGCATAGTCAGTCAGCATCGTCATAGCTTTAGTACCCAAACCCTGTCCCTGCTTATCTTTACCGACTACCAATGAAGCTAATACAATGGTATTTCCTTGATCGTAGAGGTTAAAGACTTTCAATCCTAGTTGAGATTGAATCTGATCACCTATTGAAGTAGTTGATTCAGTTATAAACTCGCTGGCTCTCATACTATCCCCAATGCTCGTCTATTACTGAAATTCTATCAGGTGATATTGGATCGGTAGTATAAAGTTCATCAAAATCCTCAAATACAGATAATCCACGAATGTCAATCTTTAACAATGATAGAATATCATTCGAAAATCTATCTTCTAACCAATCCAAAAGTGCTTCATTTGCGGCATCGATTGATGGAAAAAGATATACTCTTTTACCTGCACTAGGATAATGCTTGCTCTTTTTTGGAACCAATCCGTTGTGTAATACACTTCCTAGATTATCTCTAGGAGTGGCATGATATGCTGTCAGTCTAGCAGACTCATTCAGGAGTTCTTTAACTCTCATTTCTTTCGGCCTCTGAACCCGACTGGCATTTGCATATCGTTCACTGGGAACATTGCTTTGAACCATTCGTCTGTGCCGGGTTTCGCAGTGATCTTGCTACGGTCAATGGGCTCCGCATGAGTAGGCTTACCTCTACTATCAACAATACCGGCAAGTCTTTTTAGATCATTAGTGTCCATCTACGACGACCAGAATTTTCCTAAACGGGTAGAAACCACGTTCCAGTTGATGATCTTCCAAAGCTCTTTGAGATACTTCTTCTTGTCACTCCCATAATCAAGAACCCAAGCGTGTTCCCACCAGTCGATCAGCAGCAAGATGTCGTCACGCACTTCATGGTTCTTGATCGTCTTGATCTTACCGTCATAAGCTAGATAGACCCAGCCGGAACCTTGTATCGTCATAGCGACTTCTTCTACGTCGTCCTTGAAATCATCGAAGCTACTGAAGTGCTTGTTGATGAATCCTACCATAGGACCATTTGGTTTGTTGTTGTTTCTCACTTCCCTGAACTGAGGGAACCACATATTGTGTAGGAATGCCCCTGCGTAGTTAAACTCAGGGTCACCTTCTTTGTCATTGTAGCGTTGTGCGTATCCCTTAGCGAGCTTATTGTAGTGCAAGTCTAAGGTGTCTTCCCCCATAACGGGAGAAACTTCACGCTCAGTGAAGTTAAGTGGGATGATTTCTATGTCTTGGGGTTTTGACTTTTCCTCAAGAAGCGTGATAAATTCTCTCATGAGACTATTTATCACTTCAGCTATTACTTACGCCTAACTATCCTGCCTCTTGATAAGTCATATGGGCTAATCTCAAGTTCAACCTTGTCGCCCATCAAAATGCGAATCTCGTGCTGCCGCATCTTTCCTGATATGTAACTCAATACAATCATATCATTGTCAAGCTTGACTTTGAATGTTGCGTTTGGGAGTACGTCAATCACATCTCCTTCTACTTTAAGTGTATTTTCTTTAGTCATAAATCAACTTATAGAACTGTTCATTTGTTGAGCAAGTCCCAAATCTTCTCCTTCTCAAGAATATCTTTTTCCAGCGTACGGTATTCATCACCGAGTGCTTTTAGCTTCTCCCATTTACCTTCAAGATCATTGTTCAGGCGCAGGATTCCCAAACGTTCTTCAATCGCATCCAATCTTGCAGTTAGATTTACACCTTTGATCTTTAACTCACCTTCAAATTCAGCATCGACGGCAACTTTAAATGTTGAACCTGGATTTGAATTTGCCCAGCTGGTTGACACCGCAAGATTCCCCCAGCCATTTGTTATGGTAGATGCTGTATCGATACCCGTAAAGGTTACTGCAGGTGACGTATGTACATAGGTAGACTGTGTTCCGACTGCGCTGGCTAGGATAGCTCCGCCAGGCAATTTAGTAGATAGGCTCATTAGTTTGCTTTCCTCAAATAGATTTGTCCATCTTCCCCAACGTCAATCTGAACGTCATCGCCCTCTTTCCAGCCTAAATGCTTAAGAAGAGGAATAGGGATAGGAATAATAAGATCGCCGGAGTCTGGATCTTCTTGGGTAATGACTTCGTATCGCGGGTCAGACATGCATTATACTGCAATTCTTCCCAGACGATGAACTAGCAAAGGAATGCTGGCGTTGGAAAAAACTCCGCCCTTTGCTTCTTTCGGTGCTCGTTCAGTCATAGAAATATTTAGTCTCTGTGCCAAGCACAAACTTTTTTACCAGGCTCGGCATGACCAATACCTTGCTTTCCATTTTGGTCCCGGATTTTCACAGTTGTGTCTTGCACGGAATGATTTGCGGCGCGCCGGGTTAGACTTCTTGATAGTCATGTTCTTGTCGCCGAAGTTTACTTTCACGACCTTACCGTCAGGCTTCTTGACATAGACTTTGCTCTTTGCAACATCGCCCTGCATCGGCTTATTGAGGGTAACCTTTCGTCCTTGATATTCTGCTTCACCCAATGATTTTCTAGGATCAACTGGCTCACCGTCTGGACCCATTACAGGTCGACCCGTATTACGGATAGAATTGAGTGTCACTCTGATTCGGTTATCGAGCGCATCGACAGCACTATCGTCGCCCTCTCGCTCTGCTTCTTGACGCATCTGAGTCAATGTGACTAGCTGTGGTTCAGTCTTCATTAGCCGATCTGCTTCCATCTTATCGATACCGGCAATAGCAGCAAGCGCACCAACCACAGCACCAGCCCCTAAAAGGTTCTTACCCCATCCTTCATCGACATTGCCCGCAAGCTCGCGGGCGGCACCAACTGCCGCCGACCTGCCCAAAGCCATCAACATAGGATTTTCTTCTAAAGCGTCTCGTCCAAATGCAAGTTTCTTGATTTCATCTAGCTCGTCTTTTTTTGAAGCTGAGTAATCAAGCCCAATGTCATGTAGTTCATGAATGCGAGGAATCATACGATCAATGATCTCCTCAAAGTCATCGTCTGGATGATCTCCGTGGTCAAGAGCGACATCATCATAGATGTCTTGCAGTTTGATACGTGCCACTTCACCGAAGTGACCCGAGATACCATCGTAAATTACTTGGAAGGGGTCATCGCTCTTTACAATCTTCGCAAAAATGTCAGAATCTTCTGCTGATTCGGATACATCTCGCTTGACCGAAACTGTATCTTCGTCATCATAATAACCCTTTTCTAGATCGTCGATAACTTGACGAGTCCAAATGCTGATGTCGCTTGAACCGATTTCTTCTAAGTCATTTAGGTTATCTGCTCTATCTCTAATCGCTGCCATGATTCTGACAGGACCGTACTTAGCGACAACATCTTTGTGACTGTGTAGGATTCTATGACGAATTGCGTCTGCAACTCCTCGACTAGAACCTTCTGCTATTGCTGATTCGTCTACGTCGCGGCCGCTTCGGCTTGAGGCCGAATTGATTGGCAAAGACCTAGCGATATCAACTGCGCGTTTATAGTGGCTTACTTCCTCGTCGTCCCATGAGTTTCCTGCATCTGTGTCCCAGGTGTGTAGAGAGTTGCTATCGCCTTTTACCATTGTAGGCCAAGCCTTAAACATGATGGCAGAGCCGCCCTTTACATGAAGAACATCGCCGTCACGAATTTCATCGGAAGTTTGCGTGATATCATAGACTTCCCCATGACTCATATGTCTTAGGTCATGAACTTTGGGGGTTCTAGCCAACACTTTTTGTACATCAGCAGCGTCATTTTCCTTTCCCTGCTTGTCCCAATATCTATCAGCAGCGTCCCTGGCCTTTTGCATAAAGGGCAGTCTTTTATCGGGGACAGTCTCACCTCTCTTGGGCCAGGCCTTAGTCAAGTAACTGGTCAGCACTTTGTCAGATATCTCGTTAAGCTCAACTGATTCGGTGACCTTTGAAATACGTTCTATTTCATAGTTTCCCTCATTATCAGGGTGGTCGAAAAATTTATTCATCGCTTTTAGATTATTGAACTTCTTAGTAAAAGGCTTCGACTTCGGACCGTACACACCTTCTACTTTTCTTGGCTCATGATCTTTAAGACCAACTTCTTGCAAAGATTCTGTGAGCATACCATTAAAGTCTAGAAACTCTAGTGCTGCTTCGTCAAGCTGGATGATAACGCCGTCTTCTGTTAGACCAACCACGCCGCTTTCAATGACGAAGTGTTCGTTAAGTTCCAAATCAAAACTGTCATGCAAACGCACAGTGTCATTTTCTTGGTGCTGGTTCTCAAGCTCTCTGAATAGCTTGTAAAGGTCTCTAGTATCGCTCATCATGCTCTCCGAATGTATAATACTATTTATCCCCGAATGTTTCTTTTAGAACATCCTCTACCACACTAAGGTCATTCTCGTCAGCCTGATATTTGCAAGCGATGCCTCCTGCGTTATCCCATGCACGAGTGTTCACGCCATAATCATCAATCAATACGTTAGGAGTACCGTCGGGCTGCACAGCGTACTTGTATTTTTCATGTTCAAAGATAATCTCATCAGCAGGAACATTGATATGTTTTGCAAGCCATTCACGCTTGCCCTTGATGCTACCTTCGCGGTCAAAGTTCAATGGGCTGCTAAGAATACGATATCCGCCGGCATACTTCTTTGCAAGATTGAGCAGTTGATTTGCAGTAACGAAAGGGGGAATGTCACGAAAAAGATGATGTGCGTTGCTATCTTTGAAGAATGTCTCCCATTCATCTCTCGTCATTTCGTTGTAATGTTCAACATTGTGAATTTCAGCGGCATGGTTATAGAGGTCAGCTAATACGCCGTCAAGATCCACGTATACAATCGGCTTACTTGAGTTATTATTTTTAAAGAGGTATGTTTTTTTCATATTCTACACATAGCACATACAGATAGTTAAAGTCAATCATTATGGCATAAATAAAAGTGTAGTTCGCGGGACGGGAATCCCCAACTACTCTAACGCCTTGGAGACCGTCAGCTATGACTATTTATTTGTATAAGAAGACCCACAACAAAACCGGGTTCAAATACCTCGGAAAAACCGAATCCACAAATCCGCATAGATACCAAGGATCAGGAACCTTATGGAAACCTCACATCAAAAAACATGGATATGATGTGACTACGGAAATCATAAAAGAATGCTCTACTAAGGAAGAAGCCAGATATTGGGGACTACATTATAGTAGAATGTGGGACATTGTTGACAGTCCGGAATGGGCTAACTTAAGAGAAGAAGAAGGGACCGGAGGGGGAGTGGGCAAGAACAACCCGATGTTTGGCAAAAAACATACGGATGAAGTAAAAAAAGCCTCAAGTCTTCGCCGAGCAAAAACAAATGCCGCAAGAAGATGGTATCATAACGGCGTCACTAGTAAGTTTCTAACATCGTGTCCTGCAGGCTGGGTGCCTGGAAGAATCAATCAAAAACCTACTACAGCCGGAAACCGTTGGTATAATAATGGTTCTATTGCAGTTAACCGAAAAGAGAAACCAATCGGGGACGAATGGGTCTCGGGAATGCTACCAAAGACATATAGATAGTAAAGTCAAGCCCTTTTGCATAAATACATTTACTGGAAGAGAGAGCAAGTGAATGCCAACAAAATTAACAGAAAACTTTACATTAGAAGAAATGATTGTATCACCTACCGCTAAACGTTTAGGTTTATCAAATACTCCTACACCAGAGCATATTGAAAACATGCGTTATTGCTGTGAGAAAATTCTTGAGCCAGTACGTAAGCACTTTGGTAAGCCGATAACAATCAACTCATCATATCGTGCACCGAAGGTTAATGCTGCTGTAGGCGGCTCAAAGACCAGTCAGCACGTTAATGGTCAAGCTATTGACTTTGAAATCAACGGTATTTCAAACAAAATTGTAGCAGACTGGATTGCTGATAACCTAGAGTTTGACCAAATAATTTTGGAATTCTATGTCGAAGGTGACAAGAACTCAGGTTGGGTACATGCTTCTATCAAGAAAGAAGGCGGTAACCGCAAGCAGAAGTTGATCGCAAAGAAAGACGGTAAGTCAACTAAGTACTTGCCAACTAATGATTTTGATCCAAAAGACGAATGGAAAACATTCTAAGGAGAGTTAAATGAGTTTGATACATCTTCAAGAAAAAGTAGGTGTTACCGCTGATGGAGCATTTGGTCCAGGCACACTAAAAGCTGCCGTAGCTCATTATAAGATGACGCCGATTCGTGCAGCACACTTCTTTGCACAATGTGCCCATGAGAGCGGTGAGTTCAAAGCATTCAACGAAAATCTTAACTATGGTGCTAAGGGTCTACAAGGCACTTTTAAGAAGTATTTCCCTGATGCTGCTACTGCTGCAAAGTATGAACGCAAACCAGAAATGATTGCTAATCGTGTTTATGCAAGTCGCATGGGCAACGGTGACGAAAAGAGTGGTGACGGATGGAAATACCGTGGTCGCGGAGCTATTCAGTTGACTGGTAAAGATAACTACCTAGCATTCTCAAAGCACATCGGTGATCCAGAGGTAATGACCAATCCTGATATCGTCGCAACCAAGTATTCTTTCGAGAGCGCAATGTTCTTCTTTGAAACAAACAAGCTATGGGCTATATGCGACAAAGGTGTAGACGATGCTACTATTCTTGCATTAACAAAACGCATCAATGGAGGTACTCACGGACTTGATGACCGCAAAGACAAAACTAAAAAGTACGCTGTAATGTTAGGTCTTACTAAGACCTAACAACCTTTTTGTCTCTGCGAACAGGTGTATAATCTTTGCCCATGATAGGAGTTCTATCGGGCGCAATGTCATTGAAAGAGATCATGTCATCACCGTACTTGAGAGTCATGTATGACATGATCTTTTCATCGTCATTGGAAAATCCGAGTATCAAATGGTCCTTGTATCTAATCTTGTATCTGATAATCGGCTTTACTGCTACATCTTTGAGAATATCATCAAACTTATTAGATTCTCTCTTGAACACATAGAACTTCATTACGTTTTCCAAATCATAAATGCAAAATAGTCTTTCTCGGACACGAAGTAAAACTCATATCCATAATACAATGTATCACCATCCCAGCGTTCGTGTTCTCCGGAATACCAAAATTCAGAAACACAATTGCGTTCACACCAGTCTACGATTGTTTGTAGCTGACCAAACTCTATTGTTATGTTAGCTTTATGGGAGGTCGGAATATCTATGGACATTTACTCCCGATATCTTCAAAAACTGTGTTCCCGATGTTGAGCGGTATTCTTCTCGGTAGTACAGATTAGAGATACCGGCTTGAAAGATCGCTTTTGCACAATCGATGCACGGGGCATGGGTGCAAAACAATGTTGCTCCCGACGAAGACTCAGTAGATTGCGCCACTTTCATTAGGGCATTCATTTCGGAGTGAAGTGTTTCGGGTTTTGTGACCCATCTATATCTACCCTCCTCGTCTTCTAACGGATATAATTCATCAAAGGGAGTGAGCGTCATTGGATCAATTCCAATCCAATGCGGTTTCTTATATTCCTTGTATTCACATGTGTTCGGCCATCCCGCAGGCATGCCATTCCAACCATAGGACAGAATAGTGTTTTCTTTTACTATCACGCTGCCAACTTGAAGGCGTTTGGCGTGTGACATTTGGCTTATTCTTTCGGCGATATCCATATAAAGGGATATGTATTTGTGCTTCATTTTTAAATCTTTCATTATGCTTTATGGGGTTAAAGATAACCTAATCCCAAAGTGAGCGGAAATGTTTGCCGAACAGTTCTAAACCTTCTTGGATTCGTTCCTCATGCAGTTGATGTCCAACGGAATCATACCAATGATCACCGGGATTTTTGTCAACCATCTGGTAGGTGCTTTCCATCTTTCCTGTTGTAGGATTTGGATACTGCTTGTCTGTCTTCTCCCAAGCGATATCTATCTCACCGTGATGATACTTGCTATCATAGTCACCCAATGCAATCTGCTGAAAAGCCCAAATCATCTTGTCAAGCGTGTCGTCCCATTCATCGCATCCTTTTTGGAAGACTTCATCCTTATCTTCTTTCATGAAGTCAAATGTAGCTTGATCATGATAATCTTCTGCGCTATCATTCACAAAACTTCCAGGAGTTCCGGTCTTAGTCTGTTTTAGTTGAATGAGGGCCGGCAAAATTATCAAAGCCAAGGTGTGGTCTAGCGACCACGTATCAAACTTGTCAATTTGAATATCTATCTTCCGTTCTTTTGTACGAAGATAGCGTCCGAGACTTGCCTTCATTTTGGTTCTATTTTCTTGTTCTAAAAGTTCTCACTGCTGGCTTCGGCTCTATTACAGCGTGTTATCATAATACAACCATTCAACGGTTTACACAAGTAAAACGGGTAACTAAATGTCAAGGAACTTAAGCTGACGTAGTTCTTTATAAGAGAAGATAGGTGTAATGTCAATGAGAATAGCATAAATAAAAGTGTAGTTCGCGGATCTGGACAATCCCAACTACTCTAATGCTAGAAGGAGCAATCAGCATGACTATTTATTTGTACAAAAAGACCCATAAGAAAACCGGCTTACAATATCTGGGAAAGACCGAAAAGGACCCATATACCTATTGCGGTTCCGGAGACAGATGGATACCTCATATCAAAAAACACGGAATTGATTTAGATACGGAAATCATTAAAGAATGTGCAACTAAAGAAGAAATGGAATACTGGGGTTCATACTACAGTGAGCTATGGAACATCGTAGAGAGTGATGATTGGGCTAATCTAAGACCGGAGACAGGTGATGGCGGTGATACGAGTAAAACGGCAAACTATCTAAAATGGCTGCCTAACCTTTCTGAAATGAACAAACTCCGAAAATGGTGGAATAATGGAGAGAAGCAAGTGTTTGCAGAGACACCTCCTGATGAAGCCTTTATCCCCGGCCGACTATCATTTAATAATGTAGGTGCAAGAATCGGCACCGATAGACAGCGAGGAAAGATTTGGGTCAACAACGATACTCACGAAATGATGATACACGGCATCGTCCCGGAAGGATACAGTAAGGGAAGGCTACCTTCCGTTAAGAAAGGTAAACCTAACTTACAAACCTCCGGAACAAAATGGTGGAACAATGGTATCAAATCTACTATGGCAAGAAACTGCCCCGGACCTGAATGGGCCCGAGGCAGACTTTAATCTCTTGACCAGTTAACCCCTTCAAACTTAGCAGGCATGTTGTCTAAATCAATATAGCGCAACTTGAAGTTAGCAGCGTCCGGGTCGTGTCCGGCATATCCGCGAGGGTTACAAGCAACAAATGTATCACCCATATAGTAGCTATGCGGGTGGTGCATGTGTCCCATAGTCCAAAGTGCGATCTGGGGGCGATCTAGGATAAACTCAGACAGATCACTGAAGTATCCGCCGTTCATCCATACATCTTTCTTGTACTTTTCATGGATACTCAAGGACGTAGGAGCGTGATGTCCAACTACAACGTACTTCTTCACGGGGTCACTGTCAACTACATTCTTAATGTACTCTACAGTCTCTTTATGATGGACTACAGAGTCAAGTGGAGTGAACCTAGCATAGTTGCGCTGACTGTTACGAATGATTCTAAAGTCATTCATCATGCCCTTAACGACTTGCATAGTAGTAGGATCATTCTTGTTCATATCCGTCCAGAGGGTGCCACCTACGAAGGTTACACCATCAATCTCAACATGCTCTTTATCAAGGAAGTGGATATTAGGATAGTTCTTGATTTCCTCACGCAGCCAATCATACGCATCGGGGAACCGACCATGGTAGAACTCGTGGTTGCCGCTGACGTATACCACATGATCATATTCTTGATTGACATGATGGAAGAACTCACGGTACTTATATGCAGCACTTTGGTTACGTCCAGGCTTCATGGCGTCTTTAGGCACAGGCTTGTCGATGGGATGATCATGCAGCGAATGGGCAACACAGATATCACCGGACAGAATAAGGACCTTCGCACCCTCAGTGTTAGGAAGGGCGATGGGTGAAAATTCGAGGTGCAAATCACTGGCCAGGGCTAGGAGCATGTTCTGAAATACCTTCTTTTAATACAGTATTTGACTGTATATTTCTTATACACGATAACAGAAACATTGTCAAGGAAAAAGATAAATAAAAGTGAGGATCGCGGCACTCGCAATGCCCATCCCCTCTAACACTGTTAAGGAGTATCAGCAATGACTATTTACACTTCCGAAGCCAACCGAACACTTTATTGTGTGTACCTAACAATATACCGAGGAAATAAGCTTCCCCCGTTCTACATAGGTTCTAGCAGCGTCCGCAAAGTAGCCCGCGGCTACCGTGGATCAGTTACTAGCAAAGAATATAAGAATATTTGGCTATCCGAACTAAAACTCAATCCGCAGTTGTTTAGTAGTATTATCATAGCATCTTTTTCTACTCGCCAAGAAGCATATGACAAAGAGGACTGTATACAGCGAACATTACAAGTGATTAGGAATCCTCTGTATATCAACCGATCGTATGCGTGTGTCCGTTACGGTGGCCAGGCATGGAATAAAGGATTGGAGCTCACTGATGAGATATACAAGAAGGGCGGCCGCAGCAATAAAGGAAAGGTTAGAGGCCCGTTGACCGAAACAGTTAAAGCTAAGTTACGCGGCTCAAACCCTAAAAAATCCAATCCAGGAAGCAAAAACGGTATGTTCGGTAAGACTCATTCGGATGAATTGAAGGAAACTCAAGCAAGTGTTGCTTCTACTAGGTTTAAGGGCAAATCATATGATGAGCTTTACGGTATAGAAAAGGCAACAGAACTAAAACAGAAACGATCTATGCAACTAAAAGGAAAAGCTCACTCCGGAAAAAACAATCCTAGAGCAAAAAGAATTATAATTGTTGACCCTTTAGGAAATGAAATAGAATGCTATGGAAATCTTAGGGATACCTGCAAAGAGCTAGAATTATCGTTCCACTTAATATATGGTGCATTGCGTTCCGGAAAGGTTTCTGAACATCCTAAAATCTACGGTTATTCTGCAAGGTATGTGGATTAATCCTCGCCTTCATTATTCTTCCTTTTTATGTTCTTCGCACAGAGTACGAATCCAACCGCCGTCAGTACTAGTACCCGGATTACCGCACACCTCACAGGTGACGGCAGACATTGACTCTGCCATACTCACTAGACCATCGATGTAATCGTCGCCGCCGTTGTAGTAGAAACGCAGTGTACCAAACTTTTCTTTTACCTGGATAGCAACAACCTGATCAAGCAGTTCCGGAACAGGACGTTCTTCTCGTTCAACAAACTCCGAGGCATAGTACGCCGACCACTCAAAATCAGGATCATTCAGGTTTTCATTCCATTTAATAGTGGAAACTCGCCGCCGCTCAATATCGTCAATATGGCTTTGGATATTATCACACAGAGCATCAATGATGTTGAACCAACCATCACCGCAATCGAATCCCCAGCACATGCAGGTTTGATTCATGGGTGCGTTTCGGTCCCTGAAAATCTTAGGATACTTCTCACACAGCAATTCATCAAGTTCTTTACGCATAATTACCTCTTAGTCTAGCCTCGGCGCATCCGAGAGATTTCTTCCATTTGTTTTTTGTCAATGACAGGAACACAATTGCTCTTGTGCATCGTGGCCACTCCTTTAATCAAGGTGCCTGTGTACTTGTTTTCTTCCTTCTTGAACCCATTGCCTACTGTGTTTGAAGTAGGAACAGCGCAGCGAGACTCGTAGGTAAAGGTGCTTTCTTCTGTGACACGCTTTTTAGGCTTCCTCGCATTAATTTGCTCGATATGAAGCCCTCGCTTGCGTAGCCAGACCTGGTGTTCGGCCAATGCTCGTTGCTGGGGTGCAGTGAGTTTCTTTTTGATCTTACCCTGATTGATCGTACTCACGAACACAGGTGCTAAGTGCATTGACACTGCTTAATCCTTACTTAAGATTTTACGATTGGAGAGGTTGCAAGACCCACATCTGCGTTCTTGAATAGTTACCGGCTTAAAGGTACTATCACGAATAATTTCGGGTTCACGATATTTGGTCCAGGTGTGCCAATTAAATCTACACAAAAAACTGGTCACAAGCAACTCCTCATCACGCAAGGCCCTAAATGTGTTTTCTTTAGCTGCATTCATCTTACACTAGCACTGCTTGACTGTGCTTGCAAGTCCTGCGAAACTGGAAACCAGAACACGAACAAGTGGCCTTGCCGTTCTCCTTAGTGACAATATAAGTGTTGCCCTTAGAACCTTGCACAGTGATTTCAACCCGAGCAGACTTGATCGGAGTGTAATCGACAGCCTGCTCGTTAACTGCTACAATCCTCTGGCGCTGAATGCGACGAAACGGAAACTTAGGATTTTCGGTGGTGATGCCGATCTCATCAGCATCAAACCATTTCTCACGCACTATCGTGCCGGTATAGATATTGAACTCGGGACCAACAACACCATTAGCGTGGAGGTCCCGAGCAGGCCACATAACGTTTTCAACCTTGATAGTAACCGTCTGTCCGACAGCAAGCAGATCCATAGCTGACTCCATAATCGAGTTTATATATCAACTATACGCTCAACCTAAGCGGTTGTCAAGTTTTATTTTTGGTTTATTTAGTTACTTGCAGGGTTGTCGTCTGTGGCTTTGTAAGCAATGACAGCTACGATGGAGCCGATTAGCAGCAATGACAGCGGTACACCGGCAACATCACTTGACCTTTCGGCTGTCGCACCGACCCGATCACCGACCCGAGATGTCGATGCGCTGTTTTGTGCAATAGCCTGGCCGGCGACGAGACTGGTACCGACTAGTAGTGCAGTAATAGTTTTTAACATTTGTTCTTCTCCTATGATATCAATGTTTGTTTTTAAATATTAGAATTGTTATTTAGTATGTCTATGTTTATCCAAAGTGCTAAGTTTTCCTAGTCAGAAGACGAAGACGCATTCTTAAAGAGCAAGCCGCACAGAATCAAGATACCCCAAGCCTGGAGCCATCCGATTTCCTTGATGCCAGGAATAGCAGCGACAAGACAAGCGTTCCAAAGCCACATGACCGGCAGGCTAAGAATAAGCCCGAGAACAACGATAGCAACAATTCCTACGACAGCGAGGCCGATAACCTTAGCGATAGTTTCCATTTTATTTTCCTTATAGATGTTGACTTTTGAAGGGATATATTGCAGCATTACTGACTCGCTCGTCGCTTAATCAGCATGAGACATGCCGTGTTTTCATCGGGCCAAAAATGCTGGCACTCGCCATCTTTCTGATAACGCAAGAACTCGGCAAGAACTTCGTCGCTGGAACGATACCGCTCCTTAGCCATCTTGCCTACGATACGATTTGCTCTTTCGATATCCATGATTACATGCTCCAAAAACATCTTTGTTTGTATAAATACAATATACAACAGGAAAGAAACAATGTCAACCCCTTTTTCATACTATCTATTCCATAAGCCCACTCAAAAGCATTATTACGGGATTAGGCACGGTAAAACTGCGAACCCAGATACACTATGGAAAACTTATTTTTCATCGTCAAAAATAGTCAAGCAGTTGATTGCGGAATACGGCATTGACTCATTCACTGTTGAGGTCCGAAAAATATTCTCTACATCTCAAGAAGCCATACTGTGGGAACACAAGGTGTTACGAAGATTAAACGCTGCTTCCCGCGATAATTGGATTAATAGACATAACGGAGGAAAAAAGTTTCGTGGTCCCGCTCAACACACAGAAGAAGTGAAGGCCCGCATTAGCAGAAAATTGACTGGATTCAAACGATCACCGGAGAACATTCAAAAGTTTAGAGAATTAGCTGCCCAAAGAGAACGCAAGAAAAAAGAAGAAGGGTGGAAAATGCCAGAATCTGGAAAAGCTAATATTTCGGCAGCATTAAAAAGACCAGATGTTCAGGCTAAAATTTGCACACCAGAACGAAATGCAAAACTTGCTAAATCAAAAACAGGAACCAAAAGACATTATCTGCCTGATGGTTCCTTTGTTATGATCAGACCTCAAGCCGACCAATAAGATTCTGAATCCGGACGACAAGACCAAGGAGTATCGGCAGCAATCTGCACATCCTTGCCGCTCATCAGGTTCTTGACAGTGATGAACTTGGGGGCGTATTCGATGCGGAACATGTCGTCGAAGTAGCCACAGCCGCGGAGAGCATTGACTTCGCGGTCCATCGAAGCATCGTCCTTACGGTCATACTCGTAAGTCTTAAAGAAGCGTTCACCGCTCTTGCAGCGACGATCATAACGATAAATCTTGAGAGTGTAGATCATGTTCGTGTCTCCGTTTGTTTGTTTCTGTCTATGATTCAATGTAGCAAAACGGATACCCGAAGTCAACCGAAAAGTGACCTCGGGTACGATTTAATTCAACTTAACCCCAGTCCTTAAAATTACCTTCAGCTTCGTTACCGGCGTATCCTGCAAGATAGGCTTCGATTTCCTCAGGAGTCATATGCTTCTGTTCAACCTTTTCGCTGGAATAGCTACCACCTTTGTAGTAGTGAGGGTTAGAACCCCGACCGTAGTAGCTATCAGCAGACCCGCGATCATACGGACCTCCGTGACGTTCATCATACTTCTTTGACATTTTATATTTCCTTATTTCTTGAAAAACTTGAGGCGCAGACGTTGACCAACCTTCCACACAGAAGCTACTTCATCGTAGTTCAGATGGATCGGACGAAACTCGTCGTTGGCAGAAACCCACTTGGCAATAGATGGACTGATCTCATATTCAGTGACTTCAAAGTCAATGGCATAACCACTCTTATAGATGACCCGAAGTACGAAGACTTTTTGAAAGAGCATTTTAAATCTGATGTCCTTGAATTTTGTGTTTCTGTTTTTCAGCTTATGATGCACTCTAACAAAGAACGTACCCGAAGTCAACCTTTTTTCACCGAAACGTGAATTGCGCTCACTCTTATTTATACGCTAACGCACAAAACGGTGATTGGCAACCGCAAAGATAAATAAAAGTGTAGTTCACGGAGGTGAGATTCCCAACTACTCTAATACTGAAACGGAGTATCAGCAAATGTATTTAGCTTACGTGTATCGCCTTACTCATAAGGTAACCAAACAGTTTTATATCGGATACCGATATGCTAACATCAAACTACAGATTCACCCGGAAGATGATCTAGGAATAACATATTTCACCTCCGCAGAATACATAGGCTCGGAAGAATTCCGTGAATACGAGAGTGATATAATATTTAAAACTGCGGATCCGGATGAAGCATATGATCGGGAGAATATGCTGATCATTGAGAATTGGGACAATCCATTACTACTCAATAAACATTGGCAATCCGGAAATAAACGTAGATTCAAAGTTACCGAAGAAGGCGTAGCTAAACTAAGACAAACTAATAAGAACAAGAAATGGTATAATAATGGAATTACGGAGGTCCATCAACACTCATGTCCCGAAGGGTTCATTCCCGGTAGATTAGTTAATCCATTTCCTAAACAATCCGGATACACAAAAGGCTATGTTTGCTACAACAATGGTTTCAAAGAAATAATGCTACCACCTAATGTAGGACAGGAGGTCGGATTTGTCAAGGGCAAGCTGCCGGCATCAGCAGAAACTAATAAAAAAATAAGCGATACTTTAAAAGGGAAGGCTCATGGTATCGGAAAAAAATGGTACACTAACGGAATTAATTCGGTGTTAGCATTTGAATGTCCTGAAGGTTATAGATCGGGACACTCGAACGGATCAGGAAATTCCCATCTGAACAGAGATTACAGCGGCTACCACTGGTACACAGACGGTAGCAAATCAGTAAGAGCGAAAACTTGTCCAGATGGGTATTATCCCGGAAGAACCGTTACCTAGAAGTAAGGATCTTATCCGCTAATCCAAACTCAACGGATGCATGGGCATCCATATAGTTGTCGCGAGCCATAGCAGCTTTAAGTTCTTCAATAGTTTTACCGGTGTTGTTAGCATAAACCTCAGTAAGAAGGTTATTCAACCGAACCATTTCTTCCATTTGGATTTCAGCATCCCATACTGTACCGCGGGATCCACCGGACACCGAGTGAACCATGTGCCTCGCCCTAGGAAGAATAAACCTTTTCCCTTTGGCACCGGAACTGGCAATCAAAGACCCCATAGAGCAAACGCTTCCAATTGCGATAGTAGATACATCACATTTAATGAAATCCATGGTGTCAAGAATCGCTAGACCAGCAGTGACACTGCCGCCAGGGCTGTTGATGTAGAGAGAAATATCCTTATCTGAATCTTCCGATTCAAGATAAAGAAGTTGGGCAACAATCAAGTTAGCCATTTGGTCATGCACTTCGCCCTCAAGCAAAATGACACGCTCTCTAAGCAAGCGTGAATAAATGTCGTAGCTGCGTTCACCGCGGCTAGTTTGTTCGAGTACGATTGGAACTAGGCTCATGTAATATCCTTCTTAATGATATAACAACAATAGACTATCTTTGTGATAAAAGCAACAGGTTTGGTTACCTATTACTTTCGCAATGAACGCCCAACATCTCCCATTTTAGAAGGAATTCTTTCTTTGGGCTTTTCTCTGCCTAGAGCAATGTCTGCGGCCTTCTTCTCGAATTCTTTATCTGTCTGAATTCTCTTAGCTCGCATCTCTCCTGGCTTATCATCTTCAGGTACTCCCTTGCCTCGATCAATCTTGAACGTGAAGTTACCCTTGATGCCCGTGCTGTAGTACGTCTTAGAAGCTGATAGATAGACGCCCCTGATGCTATTTCCGGGATAAACAGTAGCGAACTTGTCTAAGGTCCAGATTTCCTTGCCTGCCTTGGCTGTGGTATAAACTTGTACTAATGACCCGTTGTTCAGAATGTCTGCTGCTGCCTTACTAAATTCAGTAGTCTCGTTTACTTCCTTCGCAACCTTATGCGCTATTGCTGCGATTAGATGGAAATAAAGACTGATTCTTTCTGGGTTGTCAGGCTTTCTAGATTTAGCTAACTTTACAAGATTATCACTCAACCCAAGGTCATCGATCTTATCTGCTTTGACAGGTGGGGTATCTTTTAAGTCACGAATCTGTGCAGCGTCTTCGTCATCAATGATATCAAACTTAACACCCAAACCAAGAGGAGCACCTGCCTGTCCTAGTGCAACAATCTCACGGAGCAATTCTATTGTTTCTATATGGTCATCCAATACCTTTTTACCATTGGGAGTGTGAGAGAGTTCCTCTACACTGTTGATTAGATTCTTTGTACTAGCAGTTGCGCCGGTGCCTCCCTTGCTGCTAACCTTTACATACTTACCGTCTTCGTTGGACATCGTACTATCACTCAATCCAGCAGTCTTGCTGAAATCAAATGAGATTAGCGTACCATCGAAGCTGCCATCTAACAGGATTTTAGGATCATCCCCTGCCTTAACTGTATATTCACCTCTTTGAAGTGCAATGGGTTGTAGAATTTCACAAAAGTAATCTCTGAATGCAGAGAAGCTAACCCCGGGAGGAGCAGCAAAGGATATTGGAAGAGGTTCTCCCATAGATAGGTTGTAAGCAACTGTGTACAGTGGGTTGTCAACGCCCAAACTTACTGAAAGCTGCTTGATGATATCATTTGCTGTCAGGTCAGTCTTTTCTGTTAAAAGTTCCTGAGGAGTCAATCCTGCTTGAGCTTTCAATGCAGTCTTCGTAGCAAGCTTATACCCTGCTACTTGATTAGGAACATAGTTAGACACGAAGTTGGCTTTGATGTTGTCTAAGTATCTACCGAAATATAAAGGACCATCAGGCCCATTAAAGGTAGCAATAGCGTACCCTCCTGTACGACTCGTGCGATTGTTCAACCATTGTACCGCATCGTCAACGGAAACGATAGCATCGTCTAGGTCTTTATCCTCTAACCGTCCTCCCTGTTCAGGGACAAACATGATATTGTCAAAAGTGATCTCATCACCGTCGCCGTTGCGAAAAACGTCACCCGTTCTTCTACCGGCTAGTCCTGTGCTTTCGCTGATAAGTTCCAGTCTGTCTATGATATCACGCATCAAGTATTTATTCTTTCGTCTAGTATTGACACATAAATACATTATGGATACCATACTTAATAGGAGAATCATATGGAAATCGCACTAGCTCTCTTAGCCGCATTAGCACTTTTTGTCGGTTATCACGCATATAAGAAATACGTCGCCAGACGCGCCGAAGAATCATACCCTGTCATCGATCAAGAAGTTTTACCGGAAGTCGTGCCGTGGGGGCCCAAAGAAACTTTACCGGAAGTCTGGCCACCGGAGTATGAGATCGAGGAAGTTGAAAGCGCACACGTTTCACTGATGGATCCTCCGTCAGAGGAAATTCATGAAGTGGAAGAAGCTGCTAAAAAACCAGTCAGGAAGCCTAAGATTAAGATCGCAAAAGATTAAGATCACATAGTAATCTAATTAAAGATGCAAGATATCGGCTTTGATGTCCTCGGTGATCTAAACTTATCACCCGAAGACAGCTTCAATTGGGAAAACAAGGCGGCTAGCCTGTACTGTATTGTATCAGGTAACATTAGTTCTGACCTGAGAACGACACTTCAAACGTTAGCACATCTTGGTACTTGTTATCAGGGTGTGTTTTTCGTTCCAGGGACGCTCGAATATAAGACTGCCATTGACATTCAGTCTAGGACGGAAGAGTTGATGAGTTTAACTCTTGCTATACCTAATGTTTGTATACTGCATCATCATGTAGTGATGATTGACGGAATTGCTATCATTGGTGCCAATGGATGGGCAAACGCTGACACTGACAATCTCACAGTAGAAAACTTAATGGAAGCAGCATCGAGGGAAGAAGATACAACGTATCTATATAAGTCTATTGAAAAACTTCAAAAACATCTGGACATCGTAAAAGTCATCGTCGTGACTAATGCAGTACCTCATCCAGACTTGTACTTCAAAGAAACCCCTGAAGTAACAGAGGCCCAAATACCCCTACACGCTACTTTAAAAATTGATACTGAACGCAAAGTAACGCATTGGGTATTTGGAACCTATGATAAGATTGTTGACACTCATTTAGGTAACGTAAATTACGTCAACAACCCCCGCCCTTATAAACAGCCCTATTGGGCTAAGAGAATAACGCTGTCAGTCTGATTCTGCTTCGACTTTGACCTGAAGCGGAAATCCTTGGGCCCGAGCATCAAGTGTCACTTCGATACCCTTTTGTTCTGCAATTTCATAAGGCAAGACTGCAACAACTGCACTACCTTTTTCGTGAACATCTACTGTAATCTGCGTAGCAGTGTCCGGATTGTAGTTGAAATATTCACATAGACTTTCAATCACAAATTCCATCGATGTGTGTTCATCATTCATGTAGATGACCTTGTATAGGGGCGGCTCCTTGAGAGCAACGTTGGGTCTAATCTTAGCTTTTGGTTCTGCATTTGCCATTAATATGATTCCTTTAAGGTGTGCTTGCAGTCACAATGACTGCAAGCACTATGTTACTTCTATTATTTATTGTACGAAATAGCAATTGTTTTGGGCTTTTGTTCGTCAGGAACCTTACGCTCAAGATTAATCTTGAGAATACCGTTCTCCGAGGTTGCCCCTATCACTTCGACATGCTCTGCCAAAGTAAATGTACGAGAGAAATTGCGGTAACCAATTCCCTGATGCAAATATGTGATTTCCGAGGCGTCTTCACTGATGTATTCACGCTCCCCTCTTATAGTGAGAAGATTCTTTTCTACTGTGATAGAGATGTCCCCGATGTTAAAACCAGCCACAGCAAGTTCGATGGCGAAATGATCGTCATCGTGCTTTACTACGTTGTATGGGGGATAATTTGATCCGTTTGCTTGCTGTGCATTCTGTGCATTGATTCGTAGAAGTTCGTCAAAGACGTTATCGAATCCTACAGCAAATTTATGAATTGACGGAATGTCGAGGGAACGAAGGTTTAGATGTGCATTAGTCATGTTTTATCTCCTATGTGTTAGCAAGACTATTGTTGTAGACCTATTAAAGCATCTACAATATTATTTAGTGTACACTATTACGCAAAAAAATATAGTATTTTGGGTCTAAAAGATAGATTTAGGCTCATCGATATGTTCTACATCAATCACTAATTCAGTTAGATTGTTCTCTTTGTACCTATTGATGTGGAAGAGGTGTGGCATCAGTACACGCTCAATCTCAGTATGAAGTCCGCGGGCACCTGTCTTTAAATCTATGCAGTTCTGTGCAATTTTTTCGATAGCTTGGTCAGTGAATGAAAGATTGATATCATCAATCGAAAACAGATAGGCATATTGCTTAATAAAGCTATTCTTGATATCAGTCAGGACTTCTATCAGTTGTGGTAGAGTCAATTCTTGTAGCGTGATTGTGGTGGTGAATCTACCGATGAATTCGGGAATCATTCCGAAACGAGTTAGATCATCAGGAGTGACTTGATTGATGTTAGGTTTTTCGTTCTTAGATTTGACCTCGGCTCCGAACCCAATCGAGGTTCCTTGAGTTCTTGACTTAATGACGTTCTCAAGTCCAACGAATGCTCCGCCTGCGATGAATAGAATGTTCTTAGTGTCAACTTCGATGGATTCTCCTTGCGGGTGCTTACGCTTACCCGCAGCACTCACCCTGCACTTAGTGCCTTCTACTAACTTTAGCAGTGCTTGCTGCACTCCTTCACCGCTCACATCACGGGTAATGCTAGTGCTTTCGCTCTTGCGGGCGATCTTATCAATTTCGTCGATAAACACGATTCCGCGTTCTGCTTTGCTAACATCATTGTCCGCCAAAGCAAGCAGCATTGAAATCATACTCTCTACGTCTTCTCCCACATAGCCTGCCTCAGTAAGACTAGTTGCATCTGCTACAACAAACGGTACATTAAGATACTTTGCAACTGCCCTAGCGAGTAACGTCTTGCCTGATCCAGTTGGACCAATCAACAACACGTTGCCCTTCTGAATCTCAAGGTCTTTGGGCGGATGATTGATTCGCTTGTAATGATTTGATATTGCAACTGCTAGCACCTCTTTGGCGTCGTTTTGCCCAATGACCAACTGATCCAGGTGTTCTTTAATGCTATATGCGTCGAAGTTTTTAGATTCTATTTCCTTTTTCCCCTCACTGTTTTCTTCTTCCAGTAGTTGGGTGCATAAAGAAATACAACCGCTGCAAATCGAAACGTCTTCACTTACTATTAATTTTGTTACTTGATCTTTATGGTTTCCGCAGAAAGAACAATGCTGTATCTTATTGTCAGTCATATATATTACTTATCTTGGGACTGATTTCGTTGAAGATATTCTTCAATCTGCGCTTTCTCGTTTTCTGAAAGTAAATCAACATCATATTCGCCGGATGCAATCTTACTCACGAGGTGGCGAATGTATGCTTCGTCATACAGATACGAATCACTGTTTTCTTTGTTGATCTCAATCCACTTGTAACCATCAAATTTAAAAACTTTGTTGGGAAGAACATCTACACGAACGAATATGTCAGACTTCTTCGCAAATCTAGGAAACTCGGTTCCAAAGTTAGTACTACTTTGCTCACTGTCTGGTCTCGCGGAAAACAATTCAGGACGCATTCCCAACAATGCAGCCTTGCTCATAGATTTCCCCTCAACGTCGTAGTAGCCTTCCTGTATTTCATGAAGGGTCACGCCCTCCGTTTGGATTGCTACTTCCTCGGCGGGTTCGACATGTTGTGCAGGTTCTGCCTCACTCTGCGCCAACTCATCGACAAGTTCATCTGCGTCAGGAAGAGGTTTTTCTGGTAGTGGTTCTCCCAAGATGTCATCGACTTGAGTAGCCTCTTCTTGTAGTATTTCTGTACTATGCACATCTTCATTCTTCTCAATATTAGCTGACTTAGACTCAGGTTCAGGCTTATATTCAATCTCATTTTTTTCTTTCTTTGCGTCCTCTGCATCCCATTTGTAACTGCTCTGTGCAGCTATCATAAGCATAAGAGCCAGCGGATCAAAAACAAGAACGATAAGAACAATCATCCATCGTACCGCACGTTCTAACAGGTTTGTGTCAGGGTTATCCCCGTAGATCATCGCAGCAATATATTTGATCGGACCTACTTCTGCCTCAATCTTACGAATCTCTGCACGAATAGGCGCGACCTCTTCGTTAAGCTGTGCGATTTCAACTTGTTCGGCTTCTATCTCTTGTAATAGTCGATTACGTTCCGCGGATTGTTGCCTACGAACTTGAACCGCACGATTAGCACCTCTATCGTCATCTGTTCTACCTAGTAACTGGTCGACCTGGCTGTTCATTTGTTCAATCGCCCTTTGGTTCATGGCGATGTTTTCACGAGAAATCCGGATCTTTTCGTCAACCAACTCAATCCTAGCTGCTGCATCTCCGCTTACTAAGCTCTGGTCACTGTGTGCTTTTGACAAGAAACCAAAGATACCCATGCTAGTCAACAATGCAAGAGCAACGACTGCGGGAATAAGGTAGAGCTTCATCACCCAACCGCACCTATCCCAATATCTATGTAACCAAACAGTCGTGACTATCTTAGCTAGTTCTAGGGAGCCTCCCATAATCATGATAGGGATGAGGGCAGCGGCGAAGATAGCCATCAATCCCTGAATAGAGTACCAAGCCGCAACGGCACTCAATGAAAGAGCAACTAATAAGGTGATAGTTGCAAAACTGAATATTTTTCTATTTAAAGTCATGCTTTATTTATACTACTATCCCCTAAGGATAAAGTTAACTATTTTCTTCTTTGATGAACAAGTGGCCATATGTCCCGAGAAACTCGTCTATACCCATAAGCAACTTTCTCGGGATGCCCGGACCTTGCCTGACATTAAAGGTGACCCAAGGACCAGTGTCTCTGCGTCTTACTTGAGTGACTTCAATACTATCACCGTCTTCAAACGTGTGGTGAAGCCCTAGTAGCTTTGCAGACCATTCGGCTGTAACCTTCTCCATATCCTCATCATCTTCTATCATTAGAATTTGTCTCCTCTACGCTTTGCGCCCAGACGCATGACTAGAATCAACGGACCAATGAAGATAGCAAGTCCGAGAGTCAATGGCCAAAAAAAACATGCAACAACCCCCATAGTGAAGGTCCAACCAAGACCATAAATCTCAAAACGGTAATCGATGTAAGTAGCAAAGTATGCAAATACTACCAACAAAATAAAAGCTACGGTTAAATACATCATTCTCCCTATCCGAACAAAAATTCTTTAGCTCTGATTTCTGTAAGCGACTCGTCTTTAATAGCACACTCAAAGCAGATTTCTTCGTGATTGAACCCGTATGGTCGAGTTTCAGCAATGATGCCGCAGCATTCGCACCGTTGGGGAGGCTCTGCAAAGATGATTTCAATGTTCATTTCTTGTACTTTTCTTCATATTTCATATCAGACAGCACAATGGCGTATATCGCATATGTAGCTCCTGCGATTAAACTAAAAAACAGAATAGGAAGCATAATCTGCGGCATAGCAACAATTAGGCTCGGCGCCCCGAATGCAACGGTCATGATAGCAGCCGTCTTGACGGCTGCTCTAGTCTTAACACTCAGGGTGTTGTATTTTTCTTTAATGTTCATTTTTATTCTCCTTTATCATCACGGAATCGAACGAAGCGCGGGAAGCGCAGCGAATATGTACCGTCTTGGTTCTGTGTGATAGCATCAGCCATAACCTCAACCGTACGACCAACGATCAGATTGCGATCTTCCCAAAGACTGTCACGCTCTGCGTCACTGAATCCAGAACCAGCGTTGACAGTGATCTCCTTACCATCATCAACACCATTGCAGACCAATGCACCAAGCCGATCCTTGTTTCTACCGGTACCTTCTTCAAGACCGATCACTTGAAGATCAACAGTGATAGTAGGTTTCCACTTCATCCAGTCCGTGCTACGCTTACAGAGATAAGGTGCATCAAGATTCTTGATCATGATGCCCTCGAATCCTGCATTCACCATTTCATTGGCGTAACGCTCAATCTGGTTCTTACCCTCACTTGTATCAAGGTCAACTTGAAGATGAGGGAGAAGTTCAGCGTTGGGCATCTTATCAAATGCAGGCTGCATAGCTTCAAGCAAAGCGATACGCTTGCTCAACGGTGCATTCCAATGACCACGCTGAAAGTCAGCAAGAGGAAGAACATCAAATACGTGGAACACGCTGTCAGCAGCATCGACATTTTCTTTACGACGAGCCTGACGCATCAGTTCTTGGAAAGTGTTGCCGACGACTTCGCCGTCAAGGACAAATCCTTGCTTAAGAATGCCGCTCTGCATGTCATCTACTTTATCAGCAGCAGCGATCAGCCGCTCGACGTTATTGAGGACTTGATTTTCAATGTGCGAGAAGTTATCAAACACTTTGCCGTTGCGACTATAGCAAACTACCGAAGTAGTAGGAGGACGGGAAATACCTTGTTGCACAGCCACCATCATCAACACCCGAACACCATCCAGCTTCGGTTCAAGACGTTTCGTGCCGCGCATTTCAGGGCGGCCTTCGCTGTTCGAAGCAAGCTGGCAACTGAATATCGGAATTTCGTAATCCGTTTTCTTAACAATCTTGTTGATTGTGGTCGCGCTGATGCCACAACGCATGTCACGCCGAAGGATAGGAGCGTAGAAGTAATTCCACTCATCACTGTCAAACCGTTCAGCAAGACCCTGAATAGCATCACGAGCATCATGCCCGGTCAAGAGCCGAGCAGAAAGGTCTATGAGAAGCTGGTCGAAATCGTCTGCAGGATTTTCTGCACCAGTGATACCTACTGTATCAGGAATCTTCCTTACACCGAACGTCACGAACGGGTCATAGCATACTTTTAATCCTCGCAGAAACCGCGAGGAGATATCATTGCCTAGCTTTGCAGCAGTCAGTGCTTGAAGAATAACATCTTCTTTATGAAGGCGAGAATCGCTTTCAGCCAGCTTTTGAATCCAAGATGCAGACATGTGTTTCCTTTAGTTTATGTAGTCACTATACAGCGAAGACAAATAAAAGTCAAGCCTTAAGCATCGCCCAAAGGGCAGTCTTCTCTAGATCGGATTGAAATTCAGGATAAACCTGATCAATCTCATCGCGCGGAATGCTCTGGTAGCCATTCCTTTTCTTTTTGTATATCGAGTGGTTAACGGCATGGGAATCCGTACTGATCTTAGTTTGTAGCTTTGAGCCGCGTCGACCCCAAAAGGTAACGTAAGAATTTGAGTGAAGGGTGATAACGCCCCAAACCTTATCGTGCTTATCTTCACGACACCAACCGATGAATTTGTAATTCACGACCACCTCAAAATAAACCACATTTTATCTTTGTCGGATTCAAACCTGACCACATCATTGATCAGCATACCGTTCCATTTTCTCATTTGGTCAGCAAAGCGTGGGTCAAATTTATCTTTAACATCAAGTGATGCCATAAAGTTGCGCCACACATCTGTGTGTTTTGAGAAGGTGGGGGGCTGACATATCGGAAGATAACTGGGCTTAGAAAGGAATATCGTCTGGCTCATCTTTTCGCCGTTGTCTGACGGGACCAACATACTGAGTGGGCTGCGTCATTACATAATCAGGATCATTAATCTGTTCTTGGATCCAGGGAATAGCATCGTTGTAATCTTGCTCGTTAAACTTAGCTCGACCAACCCAGACAAGGAAGCCAGGATAGGTTGCCTTAGTATATTCTACGTACACGGTATTGTTGTGGTACTTACCATCCCAAGCACCATTGATGACGCTGAAATTGATAGAACCATCCTTATTGATGCCAATGACTTCGCACCAAATAGAAACATTACCAGTAGTATCTGCGATTGCGATTTGCATCTTATGCTCCTGCTTTCAAAATGAGCCAAATAACTTCTTGTTCGGTCAGCCGACGCTCATCGCCAGTTTGACGATTCTTAACATATTCATATGAACCGTCTTCATTCTTGCGAATGACATTGTTTGCTCTATATAAGTCTGCTATTTTAGGCAGCCCAGTGAACTTCTTCCAGTATGTCTCACCGGTATCATAGTCAAAATATTCAGCATAGTGAGGGCTCAGTAAAGATTGAAGTCGCCATACCATCGGGGTCCAAGCATCGGATTCTATATCCACAGAAACAGACTTGCCTTTTCCTGCGGTAAGCATATTGACTTCCATACCCGGACGGCAAGAGCGCCCTACACTTTGAATTGGTATCGTCCAATCTGTCATACATAAACCCTAAAAGAAAATACAAGAAGCGGACAAGCCAGCACACTGAGGGAATTTACAACCCACTTAAGGGAGACCCAATATACGACCTGCCATTCGGGACTTGTCCGCTTCTCGTAAACCTTAAATAACTTTCACGCGGCTAAGTTGGGTACGATCTTCCTTGTGGGATTTAATCTTACCCTTGACGCGGATTTTAGAACCAATCTCAATCTGATCACGAAACGCAAAAAACACTACAGCATTTTCAACAATAGCAGTGACATAATAAGTGTTCCAGTTGTTGCTATAGTTGCAGCGCACGACTTCGATTTCAAGATCAACTGCGGTACCTTCTGCTTGACTCAGACAGCCCTGATGATCGCGGAGGCGATTGCTCTGCTCACGCCGAGCCTTAGAACGCTCATACGAAGCAGGGAGAGACGAAACAACAGCAATATCGTAGAAGCTGTCAACAATCTCTTTGTCAGCAATCTTGAGCATGGTCTGCTCAAAATCACTCAGAGTCTTTCCCTGCAGGATCTTGAACGTCAGAGAGTTGCAGTATTGACGCACTTCTTGTCCCAGCGCACGGTCCTCATCGTTGATGTCAAAGTCACCGCGAAGAAACTGAGAAGTCAGCTTCTTGTTAGCGACCTTATCGACCGAAAGGACATACCCGTCAGTATCATACAGAATCTTATCGTCCTTGAGATATTCACCGTTGATGCGCTGTGCAGCACAAGCAGCAGCAAACACTTCGTCGGTCGAATAAGAAATCTTGGGAGCCTGATAACGAGCCATGTGCTGCTTCCGTTGCTTCAATCTATGAACTTAAAGTACTACTTCTTTGCGAAGAAGTCAACCCTTAAATGCGGGTCTTGCGATTTTTCCAACGACGCCACATGGCCTGCGGGATTCCCATCTTGTAGGCCCACATGAAGTCCATAACAACCATTCCAAGAATGAAAGCAACGATAACGCTAAACATAAAAATTTCCTTTGTTTCAGTGTGTAAACAATATAACAGATTTTAAGAAGAAGTCAAGATTTTTTCACCAAAGAGTGAATTACTTTGGCTCTCGTGAATCAACGACTTACGTTGACCTCAGCATCGGGGTTTTCCTTGCAGGCTTCCAGATAGTCTTCAACAAAATGAATCAGGTTATCGTACATGCCCCAACCGTTTGGAGCATTAAACTCCTTAAAACGCTCAGGATCGGCCCGCAGGGTTTCCAGGCCTGTTTCCAGCAGAGGAACCAGTTGTTCAGCGGTAGTGACATTGATTTCTTCGGGGCGCCACAGGGCCTCGTAGATGCCGGCTTCCATAGCCATCTTGTTCAGATTGTGCGTGATGTTGCGGCTGTACACCTCTGTGGGGCGAACAGCAGTCAGATAAACATCCAGTGACATATAAAAACCTCTTTCTCAGCTTATGATTCAATATAGCAAAATGGGTACCCGAAGTCAACCGAAAAATGACCTCGGGTACGATTTTTATGCTTCGACCATTTCGATGCTATTTGCCTGGCTGTAGAAGTCAGGGGCAAACTTAGCAGTATTCTTAGCATTGGTGTCTGCCATAAACTTTTCAGCTTCGGGGCGGGTGTCGAAATCAACGTGCCAGTAGTCTTGGCCCCAACCACGCTCTGAGTCTACGCAGTGAACACGAAACTTAACATTAACTTGTGCCATTTGATATCTCCTTGCTACATACTAATCATAACAAATACGAAGCCAATGTCAACCTTTTTTATCCAAAAAAAATGCCTGACGAATCGGATATTACTTTTTGAGTTGGTTTAAGAAGACAAATATTATTTTACTGAATCCAGATAGTCATCTACTGTGCCGTACAATGTCATGAGCATAGCTATCTTGTGATCGTAGACTCTGATATAGGGTTTTTTCTTTTTCTTCTCGTCGATTTCCGCTCCGATGTAATAGGGACAATGCATTTTCTTGTTTAGAACCATAACATAACTTTCCCAGTTCTTTCTAGAACTCTGCTTATTAAGTTCAAATGAGTAATGAGCGATGTTTGCTTTTATGAAAGCAGTAGCACCAACATCAGTTAGTCTAAGCCCATCGCCCCTTCTACCTGTAACAAACCATTCAAATATCAGCTTGTCAGGTTCATGATTGTTCCAGGGAAAGTCAGGATCATCCTTGGTCTCAGTCAGGATAGTTTTGACAATTTCAAGTTTGGTCTTAGGATAAGTCATCGGGATAAACTGTGCGTCCCGAGTTCATGAAAACGACAGTAAACTTATCTGTCTTGAATTGTGCATTCAATTTGCGGCAAAGGTTTCTAGCATGTCCTGGATTGGAGAAGCTAGTCTTTTTATACTTCGGAGCAGCATCGTTTGCGAGATAATGAGAAGACTTGAGATTGATAGATTGCCCGTCGTAAAACACGGCCCAAATGCCAGCAGCCTCAACAATCTGGTCACACTTGTAGGTCTTCTTGTCTACATACTCTAGTAGTACATTTGGTTGCGTTCTACTCACTTGAATGATCCGCCCTTAACTTCGACTTGTATTACCTCGTTTTGATTCTTGGTCTTAGACAATTCATACAAGTCTGACAGTAACCTAGCGATATCATCACGCAATCCACGGGCATCCGTCATCGGCAACACCAAATCTTTGTTTTGTTTGGAGTCAGCTACGGTCATCTTATCCATGAATCGGTTAATATGCATCATCTTGTATTTATCTGAACTTGCGCTTCAGCCTCTGTTTTATACGGACCAGAGTAAGGATAACGTTGGATAAAGATATATTTAGGACAAAAAACAACAACCTTAACTCCGTTCTGATCCATCACAAACCAACCCGCGGCATGCTGACACTTAGATTTGCGTGTCTTAGTGAACAGATGCAAGCCCCGCTTAACATCAAACAGTGAGTTGTAAGTGCGAGGAGTGGTTGGGTATTCGGGATAGGGAAGCGAGACTTTCTTGTTGTTTGACTTGATAGGCTCAAACCGAATATGAGTCTTCTTCTTCAACTCGTCAGTGTTATTGAACTGTAACAAAGTTCCATTAAGTCGGACACCGTACCCATCATTGTTAACTTCAATGTTACCAACCTTCTTGATGCCATCAGTGACGATCCAAAACTGGTTCTTTACGATTGGCTTTGCGACTAGTTCAGTCATATGATTCCTTTGTCAACATTTTAAATAAATCTTTCTTGTGCTTAGGTACCCAGTGCTTTGCAGTAAGACCACAGTCACCGTGCCTGCGCTCAATTTCGCAGTACGACATTCTAGTCTCAATCTTTTCGGGACCTGTGACAGGGTCAAGTACGCTATGCGCTAGCTTTATTGTTTTAGCGCATTTGTACATGAATCCTTTAGCACCCATTCGGCCACCGAGTGTAAAAATAGTATCTGTCACATCCATCTTGCTAAACTTACAATCTTTGCAAAGATAGACAGGATCAATCGGCATTGAGAACTCCTTTATATGGATTGTTGAGCCACTTTGAATAAGTCTCAGCCTGCTCCGAAATCTTAGTGAGTTCATACTTGCCGCAGAACTTCATAAGATGAATGCCAACCATTGGGGTTACAGTTGTACGCACGTTCTCCTTGATCACTCCGTCTACCGCAGCCTTGATTTCTGCTGGTTGCGCTCGGAGATCAATCAACGTCTTGTTGCGTTCGTAGTCATCTTTGACACGGTGTTCGTCTCCGTTGTGATCAGCCCAACGCTGCAACATCAGATTATTCCAATTGAAGCCTTGCTTGTTGCGATCTTCAAACGCTTCCTTGATGCCGACAGAGTTCTTAGAACCCTTCTCACGCACACCTGGATAAGCAGAGAAAACATTGTCAGTAGCATCGCCACGAATGATCTTCTTAAACAGAAGATACTCAGGGTCTTCTAGCAGCTTTTGCTCACCGGTCTTCTTGTCCTTGACAGGCTTACCTCGATCATTGAAATAGCCATCTAGCTTGATCAACTGACCCGCGACACCGTTGTACTGATGCACGTTCTCACTGATCAACTGCACGAAGTCAGTGTCGGACGAAATGATATAGTGTTCATCTTCGGGGTGCAAGTCAACAAAGCGGGCGATAAGATCATCTGCTTCTGCGTTGGGATGACGCAACACGCTAGAATTAGTCTTCTGAGACAGGAACGTAGTGAACGCTTCATACGTTTCCCAGAACATCTTGTTTTCTTCGATTTCAGCCTCAGTCAACGCAGTGTTGTCGATAGCACGATGCGCTTTGTAGGGCTTGTAGAATTCTTTACGCCATGAACGGCCTTCAAGACAGAACACAACGTGGTCGATGTTGAACATACGCACAGCCTGATTTACAGACGAAAGCGTTAGATGCATAGCCATGCCAATCTTCTCCCACGTATCAGTGTTGCGAGCAGCAACATGCCTAGCGCGGAAGAAAGTGTTAGCAGTGTCGATCAGTGCGTATTTCACGAGATACCTTTACTCTTATAATATACATAGATAATACGCTATTTATGAGTATATGTCAAGCCCTAAATGTCCTCTAGGTACTTATGGGGCGACAATTTAATTTTATCCATCATGTCAGGATCGATTTTAAGAGCAGAAACGTATTCCCCTTTCAGCCTTTTAATCTGCAAAGGATGATTTTTGATCTTGTTTTCGATCAGGGTAGAGACATAATCAACATCTATATCGGTAAATTTAGGATCAACGTACTCGGTAGGCTTTGCAAGTTGTTTGGGGTTCTCTAGATATTCGTGCAACGTCCTCATCAAGTAATTTTCACATGTCAGGATATGTTCCGCATGACCCTCAACCGCAACATACAACGCATGGACTTCATAATTTTGATTTCCCTTGTTGTAATTTATAAAGCGATTGATAAGATCACCTGATATCCCAAACTTCACCTTGTCAAGCACCTTAGTAACATATAGCAGATTCTTGATCACTTAAACAACTCTTTCTTAGCAGGTTCCAAGTGATTGAACAGGTCATCCCCGTTCTCGGTATATCGGGTATATACTGAATCAGGAATGCACTTATAGTTGCCACCTGCGGCGCGATACATCTTGAGTAGAAGAACGAGCGACACATCATCGGGAACACTAACCTTAGACTTAGCAAAGTCACCCATAATCTCACGATAGTACTTTGCGTAGGTAGTCTGTGCTAAATTCTTAAGCTGTTCCCAGCTACCGGCAGTAGTTTTTACTGTTGCATTCAAATCTTCCATAAACTTCTTGAATTCCTTGGAATCAAATTCCTTAGAATTACGCATCTTAGAAACAATCAGCTTACGCAATGTTTTCATGGGAACAAGCTCCATAGCGTCAACGGGTTCTTGAGGCCAATACTTCTTGTGATTAGAACTAAAGAACTCTACATCCTCAATGCTCAAATCCTTAAGGTGAGTAACACCAGTAAGAGCACCGGCCTTGAAGCGATCAGAAGAATTCTTGTGAACAGGAATGACATCATTCTGTTCCATAATCACTTGCTTGTTGAAAGCAATTTCATATTCGTCCTGAGTTTCATTGTTGGGTGAATCTTGACGCTTAGCCAATACATGATTCTGATAAAAATCAAAATCAGCTAGCTTCAACTTGTCACCGCCGTTGATACCCATGAAATGCTCACGACAGAAACTCATGTCAACCGAACCATCCTTGTTGACTTCAAGTTCTACTACCATGCAATCTACTTTGAGATTCAACCAATCCTCAGGGTTAACATCAGGAAACAAGCCCATCTTAGCACGAATTGCATACGCAAGCGCAGTGTGCTGTCCGTCGGTTATGTAGTATTCATCTGTAACAGGATTGTGGCAAACTTGAATAGCTGCGGGACGACGAGAATCCCACTTAAGAACAATATTCCTAATATGAGGCTGGTTTTCAGGACGCTGGAATGACCGAGCAGTGAAAAACACACCAAGCGCAATCTCCTGGTGTTTGGGTCGTTGATCGTAACGCTGCGGCTTCGTGTTTTTGTAAGTAGGTTTGGCTAGCTCATCCCGAATGCTCTTTTCAAGGGAAGCGAGACACTGCGTAGCCTGTACATCTACCGAGATAATATCGTAGTCGTTCGGGAGCTTGTCTAGAACATTTACGGGACGAGCAGTGATTGGTTCCTTATTAGGTACCCACGCAAACTTGAAATTATTAGACTTACTGACCATGGTTATTACCTAGCATTTTCTCTATGAATAAGCATATAATACACAAAATAGTAGCAGTTGTCAAGCCCTTTTATCCAAAAGGTTAGCTTGCCTCCGTATACCCGCCGCCTAGATCACGCTGTCGAATAACACGCATATCACTTTCCCGCTTATCCGGGTCAGCTTGTTCTTGCTCGTATACCTCAAGTGCGATATTTCGGCAAACAGTTTGGAACCATCGATCAACGATCATAGCGTCTGTGTCATCGGCGCGAATCTTATAACCTTGTTTAATCAGATTGAGAAGGAACTTGTCGTTCCAATCAAGATCAAACGCACCATTGTTGATGTCATTTGGATCCAAATCAACCTTGAGAATAGCGACGTAAGGTTCTCCAGCCGCAGTAGCCTTTTCCTTGTCTGTGAGTTCCACCTTAGGCTTTCTGGGTGCTTTTACTTCAGGCTTTACTTCGGGCTTTGGTTCAGGAACCGCCGGCTGTTCTTCGGGAAACATTGGTTCAGTGAACCATTTCTTTAATTTGTCAAACATATTTTTACCTTTCAATAGTATATATCGTCTTTTTACCTGACTGCTGAATAACTTCACCGTCGATCCAGCTAGGAGGCCCGCGCTCAGTCCAACGCAGTAAGTTAACCTTACCGTAATTGTAGTAGTTACGATAGTTGACAACCGGGTCTAAGCTAACAATGTACTGCTTGTCCATGCAAGATGGCATCTTAGTCATTACTTTGCTTTCTGTGATCTGCTCAGGGGCTTCCTTGAGAATATCCTTTAGCTTATCAATTGTAAGATGAGTACGACCATAACGATAAGTGTACTCACGACCAAGAGCCAAAAGATGATCATACAACCAAGCATAGTTGGCAGAGTTTTCACGAACCCAAACTGCTGAAGGATGATTAATATGAGTAGCAGCATACATAATAGCATCAGCATTACCTGATAACCGCCATCGTTTTGCTTTGCGACCAGACTGTGACTGACCTACATACTCTACACCATCTATAACACGATGTGCAGTAGAGAGTAGCTGGGCCGTCTCCAGAATCATCTTGACTACGTGCCGATCAACCATCGACTGTGCAGCGATGACTGGATCAGTGTGTACATAAAAAATATTAATGAGGGTTCTCCACTATCTGTTATTTTTAAAAGGCTTGAGTATACTAAGTAAAATAGCCACAAATACCAATGCACATGATATATAGAACAATGTAGTGTCGTCAACGTATTGCATTTTTATTATCTTGCCGGTTTTTGATAAATACACTATATAAAGCGGGACTTATCATGGATATTAGAAACATACTTAATCTTATAACAGAGAATTCGGAAGAAGTCAAGGGTTCTTCCCCGTTTTCGGATAAATTGAACGTGATGACGTTAGATCAGTTTCTCAATGCATCAGGCGTAGTAACACCTGACGAAAAAAACGTGGAAGAAGATGAGGAAATCGAAGAAGCTAAAATTGACGCACCTGCGCGTGAGTTAAGTCCAAAAGAATTGAAGGGTTATCTAGATCGTATCATGGGTAAACCTGTCACAGACCCTAAGACGGGTGCAGCAAAAAAGACTGCTCGCGGAACTGAAAAGTATGTGTCAGGCAAAACTAAGCAGGACAAGTTCAAGAAGCCTTATATTCACCGAAGTTCAGTAGTTCCAATCGTTGACCAAGACGGTAAAAAATACGACCTAGATGCCCTACGCGATTTGATAACTAGACGACCATCTAAAGTTCTCAAACAGAATGAAAAGATGCAGCACAGTGATGGCACTGCTAGTGTATTCTATAACGTGGGTCTTCCTGCTCTTAAAGGACTAGCGTATGACGAAGACGATAAAAAATTCGTGGTAATCGACACTTGCCCCGGAGCAGGCGAATGTCAGACGTATTGCTACGCCCTGAAGGGCGGATATGTTCAGTGGAAGAATGTCGCTGAAGGACAAACGCAGCTTCTGAACTTCTTGTACAACGACCCTGACGGCTTCATGGACATGATGAGCAGAGAAATCGATGCGGCTGACAAGAAGTTCAACAAGAAAGACAAGAAAACTAAACTTGTTATTCGTTGGCATGATGCCGGCGACTTCTTCTCTCCTCAATATCTCGCAATGTCGTATGCATTGGCTAAAAAGCATCCTAATGTAGATTTCTATGCTTACACCAAACTAGCATCAGTCGCTCAAGGGTCGAAACCAAATAACTTCAAGATCAACTATTCGATGGGGGCGAAGCCCGGAGAAGAGAAGCAGATTGATTTCCAAAAAACCAAGAACAGTAGAGTTGTTCCTGAAGTTCTATTCAAAGACCTTCTGGATCGCGATGAAAAAGGAAAGCTGTTCTACATAGACAAAAACGCAATCAATTCGCTTAAGCAACGCCTTGCTGCAAAATACAGTGTGCAGCCAGAATCTATATTGACATATGATGAGATGATGAAGACACCTCAGAGTAAGGAAGTAGGCAAGTGGAACGTTATCGTTAAGCCGGGCGACGGAGATGATTCTGCCAATCGCAACGACGTTCTCAACTCATTCCTGTTGATGCACTAGGGTAGCTTGAGTAAATCTTCTATAGCATAGAGATTTTTCATATAAGGGGACACATCTTTTAGTACGCTATGAGGTATGTCCCCTTTTCTACGGGGGCCGACTTTACAAAGAATTGCCTCATCGGTGTCTTTATACAACGCTTCCTCATTCACTTCTAGGAACTTGTCAAAGATTTCTTTAACCGTGTAACCTACACCATGACCTAAGCACTCGACCTTATTAGCTGGCTTTTCGATTGCTAGCTTGATAGCTTCGCAGATTTCATCAACGTGAACATAGTCACGCACACACGTTCCGTCCGAGGTGTCATAGTCATCACCGAAGATCGTGAACTCTCTAGTATAACTAGATTCCATCATCTTGTACATCAAGCCATCCGGGTTAGTGGGTGGATAACTTGACGAACCAAGAACGTTATAAAACCTAAAAATCGTATAAGGAGTAGAGGTGTGGCGCGTACAATATTCAGTGACTACATCCTCTGCGGCTCTCTTACTAATACCGTATGCGCTTTCACACAGTGCTGCTGCACCGGTAGAAGCAAAGATGAAGTTTTTCGTCTTGACCTTGTTCAGCACATTCATTGTACCGTTAAGGTTAGTGATGTAATACATGATTGGAATCACCTCACTCTCACTGACGTTGACTAACGCAGCCAGATGCACCACCGCGTCAAACTCTCTGTCAGTCTTGAACGGCTTGTTGATATCAACCTGAAAGAATTCTTTTACTGGATGTTTAGGTTTATTAACATCTAGTCCATATACCTCATAGTCCTGTTCAAGCAGCTTACAAAGGTGCGAACCGATGTATCCTGAACAGCCTGTTACCAAAATCTTTTTCATATTAAAACTCAAATAATCCTAATCCAGTAAGTTCTTCTGCTGGTTCAAACGAAGGATCCTTAGTTAGCCAAGTGTCCTTAGCAGTGTAGATGACACGAAACTTGTGCCTGTTTGTGAGTACTGACCTGACATCATCTATACAAATGATGTTTCGCTTTAGTGCAGCGATGAAATCAGCGTATTTTACTGTAGTTTCATTGCATATCTTAGCAGTACTGCTATTAGATTGCTTACCAGTAAAGCTACCGAAGCACTCATTCCAATGATGGAACACTTGATCTTCATGCGCCTTGAAGTATTCAAGATACCCGTTAGCATACCACTTCTCTGCGGTATCGTACTTATTATATGCTGCTATAATATCCGCTGCCATATTCTTCTTAGTTGTTGTGAAGAACAAGTGACTATCAAAGTTGTTAGTCCAGCGCTGGTTCTCAAGGGCAAATGTAGGAAGCTGGATAGTCTGTTCATAGAAAGCAATACCGTAGCTTTCTACAGTGCTAGGATTGAACGCTACTCGGCAGTTTGTGATGAAGTCCACTTTCTCTTGCCCGATAACGCTGACCGCAATTTTGTAATCAACACCTAACTTTTTCAAGCGTTCTTCAAACTTCTTAGCACCAGTAGCATTAGTCATGACACGGGCGGGCAATCTAGTCTGCTCAATCAAGTCAAGATAGAGTTCAGGATTTTTGCCTTCTTCCCAGCGTCCGATGAACAGAACACCTTCACGTGGTTTGTTGTATTCTTGCAACAACCCCTTTTCCGGAAGGGGAATAGGAAGATGATACGCAGCTTCCTCCCAAAATTGTAGTTGATTGAACTTGCTTTGTGTTCCGATGTCAACATTGTTGATACCCAGTTGCTTACGCATCATTTCATTGACGTTGCCTAAGAAAGGATTCTTGGTGTCTTTGAAGATTTGACTCTCAAGGTGAGTGTAAGCAATGACTTGAATGCAATCCTCAAGTCCCATAGTGCTTGCAACTTGCACAGTCTCATACGTATTACAAATAAAGGCATCATAAATATTAGTAGTTAATGCCTTGACAATTGAGTTACGAAAGTTCGCCATTCGTTCATAACAGAAACTATCACCGTACATAAAAATGGCACTGTGATCAGTGTAACGCAGCGGCTCACTAGGATAGATGATATTCGCATCTATGGAATTTAGAAAGTCGCTGCTTGATCCTTGCGGAGCTTTATCGGTGATGATGTCAACCAGCACCCCTTGTCTGTTCATTAGCTCACAAAAACTCTTTGCGAACTGACCTATACCACCGTGTGGAATTAATGTCTGCGAACTGACTAGGAATCCGATTCGCTTCATCTTCCCCACTCTACCACAAGGTTATATCCCGCATTCCTAATCTTGTTTTCATACATCATCGTTTTCTCGTATAAATCTTTCATTGGTATCTTCACCACCGGATGAATCATTTCTGGATCAAATGTATCTGGGCAACCGTGCCAGAATCTACCGTGGTACAAGTAAACAGTGTTAGTTTCAGCATCATACCCATCTACTTTGTATTGTACATCCTTTAACCACACTTGTCTACCTTTAACTTCTAATGAATCTAACCATTTTGTTTCGCTCTCACTAACAAAACTACCAGTTGACTGACTTGACCAAGCTGCTATTTGTGCCAACTTCAACTTTTCCATATTATCTTCTTTGTAACATTCTGGACATTGTCCTATTTTATTATTTGCTATGGGGTTATAATATATATTATGGTTAGTGCATCTAATATTCGCTAGTCTTTTATAGCGTCCGGAAGTATCAATATAGCATTCTGTAACATCAATATTTTTACGGTCTCGTGATGCCCGTGCCTTCAACTCTTGCAAGGTATTAGTTCTTTTTTCCCACATTTTGCCGCTTTCGTAATATCCCTTACGACAACAATACTTAAACTTTAACATTTGCCAGGGCAATGAATAGTAGGTCCCGTGCTTGCATTGATATTCGATCTTAGTATCAGTATTAACATACTCTCCTAATATCATAATACCTAACTCTGGATTTACTTCGCTTATGAACTGTTCTGTGGTTTTTTTATTAATAGGATTTGTCATGTTTCCCCTCATATTATTAAATAGTCTTCATTATTTATACAATACGAGGGGTAATAAACTATTACTATTTAGGTGCTCCACCTGTTGCCGAACAATGGCAAATGTAGCCGGTCACTATATCTAACGCCATTACGCATGGCAAGATCAGCGACATTCTTGTTGTTAAGATGATAAACACTTTCGACACCGCCGACCGGCATGAAATATACGGGGCCTTCGAACCCGCTATCACGATATAGCTTGGTTACTTCAAGAGCTTCCTGAGCATCATCTTCAGTAGCGATCACAAACTTGAGATATGCATACCCAACATTCTCGTAGCTACTAACAATGTCTGGACAGATTGCTTGTTCTCTAGACTCACCGCTACAGCTTAGTTTCGCACTGACGCTAAATGTAACCTGTCGATTGTTTTGTGAAGTTTCCCGGTCGATCAAAAACCCATACAGTTCTTCGCTCAACTCTTGTGTACCGTTTGTTTCAAATGTAATCTCCTTAAGGCCCTGCATCTTGTGATGACCGAGCAACGCAGGATAGGCACGTTGCCAGCCTAAGAGAGGTTCTCCTCCTGTGATGACGAGGTGTTCGTCTCTCCATTCTCCGAACGGTAGCAGCTTCATAATACTATCGACGATAGAATCAATGTCTCTAACAGGAGACAGATGCTTAAATCGAGGATCCCAAGATGCATATGAATCGCATCCAGTGGAGAGAAGCGGCAGAGAACCATACTCAGAATAGTCCTTTGGATTTATGTTCGCCCGCTCGTCTGACATCTGTCCTTTGGGCATCCCAAATCCGCCGCAAGTGAAGTTACAGCCAAATGTTCTGAGGAAGATACTTGGTACACCGGAATATCTTCCCTCTCCTTGTATTGAATAGAAAAGTTCAGATACTTTTATTTTGTTCATTGATATATTCCTTCAAATAATTCATGGAAACATATAGTTTTTCACAACTAAACCCTTCCTTTTTTCTCTTGCTGTCAGTAAGACACCAGCCTCTTATCGTTGTTTCGTGGACATCATAGTGTTTAGCTGCGTGTCCCATAGACGGAAACATTCCAGCTGGGGTAGTAACAAGCATCTTCCAATTAGGTCGGTCATCATGCGAAATGTGTTCAACTGTGTCTTCAACTTGAGGAACCTGATATTCCCTTCTTAGATATTCAACTGCCCGTTTCACAATCTCAACATCATCTTGAAACTTCCCCAAAGCCATATTGCAATTGGTGCACAATAACCCTCTTACTCGCTTAGTTTTATGACAATGATCTACTGCTAGGGACCTATTGCATATGTCCGATTTCCCACAGATTGCACAAGTATGGTTTTGCTCTTCCAGCATCGCTTCATATTGATCTGCGTGAATGCCAAATGCTTTTTTCAATTCTGCTCGTTTGTGCCTCTTAGCAGAATGTTCTCGGCTATTTCGTGATATTCCCTGTTGAATCATGATGTTCTCCTCTTGCAAGTATTTATGCAGGGAGAAGGCATTTTCACTTTTTACTTCTCTCCTTGGATTGAATAGAATAATTCGCTTACTTTAATTACAGCCATTGTCAACTATCTTTTCTATCATTTAGGTACCGTACTAATTCTTTGTCAGTGGGCTTTACGTTGTAGTTTTGTTTAAAGAAAATCTCATAACTATCATTACCGTATTTTCCGATTCCGTAAAGGGCTAGTGCATCTTGCTTATTCCAAGTCAAGTAGTCCTCTGACATACGGCGCAACCGTTTCTCTCTGATGTTATACATACCAAGTGGCTTGATGATGTCGATCACATCCTCCACTGTGCTATTTAGGAGACTTGTTGGGTTCGGAAACTTTTTTAAGAATTTCGGCAGTACGTATTTCACAGGCTTTCTTCCTGTTTGGTTCAGCATGATCACACCGACCATATGTTCCCATTCAGTCTTTATCTGCTGTTGAACCATCAAGTCGTCTCTTAGAGTTTCCACCAATACTCCCACGGAAAAACACACCACTGAGGGTCCTCTGTCTTATTGATAGACTCCCCGATATAATTGACTTCTGTAGGGCTAGTGTCATTGTTAACTAACACAGCAAAGCGAACATTGTTCCCCCAGACTGTTTCCCATGCGGGTTCATCGGGTAAGCAACATTTTTCCCAACTTTTCTTGATCCATTCTAACGTTTCACCGGTGTCGTTGATATCATCTACAATAAGAATATTCTTACGCTTCTTAGTGTCCCATCGACTCTTTACTGTTGCTCGTTCTGATACGGGAACATAACCGAATGCGTCTTCTGACATCCAGCAATTTGTCTCACTTTCACCGTTATCGTGCAGGTTAACCTTGAGAGTGTTCATCGGAACATCAAGGTAGTGACTGATCTTAAGCGCAGGTACTAGTCCGCCGCGAGTAATGCCAACTACATAGTCAGGCTTCCAATCGTCATTGACTATTTGTCGAATGATGGTATGGATCGAGTTATTGATTTGTTTTTCTGTGTAATATACTTTGTTAACCATTTAGCAGGTCCTCATTGTCTTCTCGGCGGCCTTCTCTGAAAGCCATGTTGCTCTGTGTCTCACGAACTTCTACTCGATAGCACCATAGACGCTCCGATTCTGCTTGACCCCACATATCAGGGATATACACGCCGTTGACATAATTGTAGAGCATGTCAGCAAGACCCTCACATCCGAGCTTCGGAAGAATAGTTAGTTTGGCCAACTTCTTTTCCTGTAGCATCATATACGTTTCAAGTTCAGGATCATCTTCTGCCACAAGGAGAGTATGATCAAACTGATCCTCGAGGATTGCTTTCAATTCCTTAAGACCACCATAGTCGGCAGCCCAATTACGAACATCGAGACTATCAGTCCCGAAGTAGAACTTCATAGAAAACGAATAGCCGTGAATAAGATTGCAATGGCTATCGGCTCGCCATTGGCGATAAGCGCATGGAAAGGCGTCGTGATACTCTTTAGTACTTGTGTACTTGTATGATACTGATTGTCCTGCCATATTTTAATCTCCTATGTTAATAATAGCACAGGCGGCAGAGTTTGTATACCGGGATGATGCCCAAAGAGACCGGTTCGGATATTTTTAGTTGAACCCATGTACAATGATTGTTCCGTAACGTAGTACAAATGTGTTACACCCAATCCTATTTAGTACTGTTTCAGCTAGTTGTGTCATTTTTACGCTATTGCCACAAACGACGGTGAGTGGAAAACTTTGCTGATTCGTCAGAACAAAGTTCTCCACCAGAGCATCAACATCTTGATGCCGTACACCATGTAAGTCTAACTTATGCTTTTCCATACAATTTGTTAAGCATCTTCTCAGCAGTGGGATACGAAGTCATCACCCCAATCACCGCGTCATCTGCATCCATTCGTTCAATCATTTCTTCAACCGTTTCCTTCTTATATGCGGGAAACTGATAAGTGTTGACTGGCAGAGTGAACGACCATCTAATATTATTGAACTTGTTATGGTTAAACTTCTCGTGTTCCATCTTTGTTTCTTTCTGCTTCTGCTACACGCTTTCGTAAATTGCTGCTACTAAAGCTGTGGTCTCTACCATTGAATATGAGTTCAATCCCTCGGTCTTGACATTCTCCTCGACCAGTGAAGTCTCTATGTTCATACTCTACACCTAGTATACGACAATCTAGGGGCAACGTCAAGAGTAAATCTATCAAATCTTTTTCCGTTTCATAGATAACAATCTCGTCAACAAAGCGACAAGCACTAAGTTGAATCTGCCTCTCTACAATACTTTGAACTGGCTTGTTCTTTGTATCTGGTCGGTCAATAGTAGGATCGGTCTGCAACCCGCAAATTAAGTAGTCACAATGATTCTTAGCTTCTGAAAGCATTGCAATGTGACCCGCATGTAGCATATCAAAGGTCGAGAAGGTAATGCCAATCGTGCGACCGTTCTCTTTTAGTTTCTTAATCTTGTTGAAGATCATTAGCACTTGCCCATACGAGCAATACTAAGAAACTCTGCTCTTGCTGCGGCGTCGTTCTTGAATCCACCACCCAAACGTACTGTCACCGTAGAGGAACCGGTATCCTCAACGCCGCGGCTTTTAACGCAATAGTGTTGAGCGTCAATCATGACCGCAACATCTTCTGTTTCGAGAATAAAACGAAGTGCATGGAATACCTGTTCAGTCAAACGCTCCTGAATCTGAGGACGCTTGCTGAAGTATTCAACGATGCGATTGATCTTTGATAGACCAAGAACCTTTTCATTCGGGACATAAGCTACAGTAGCAAGACCGTCGATGATGACAAAGTGATGTTCACAGTTAGATTGCACATTCACGTTGCGTTCAACGACCATCTCGTTATACTTCATCTTGTTGTCAACTGTAGTACACTTCGGAAATGCCTCATAGTCGAGGCCCCAAAAGATTTCACCTACATACATTTTGGCAACACGCTTCGGAGTTTCGATAAGACTATCATCACTCAGGTCAAGCCCTAAGGTTTCCATGATATCCTTAAACTTGCGTTCAATGATCTCAATTTTGTCGGTTCTGCTGAGATTGTTTTCGATAGTGGGAGTTTCAACTCCCATATTCACTAGATGTTCGTGAACGCGACGACCTAATTCGGGGTCACATTTATTTTTATTAAAAGACATAGTTTTTCCTTTCAAAGTATCTAACGTTAATACCCAACGGAGAATAATTCTCAAGTTGTAGCCTTTGTGCTACATTGTTATTTAGTCAACTGAAAAAAGAATTAAAAATATCAATTTTCTCTTGTTCAAGATTTCTTGAAATTTCACAATTGTTAATCTTCGTGATAGTGAATGTGTCGCCCTCTTGGGTAAGCAGCGGGAACAACAACAGTTTTTCAAACTTTTCAGCTTCGACCTCTGTCATATTTAAGACAAAGCCTCGCGGCTCAGTGGTTAAAGTTCTACTATCACTGCCAACAGAAATGGTTGCTCGTCGAGCCTGCTCATCGTACCGTAATCTATATTTACATTTAATGTCGAGGTTTAGAGTATCAATCCAATCTCCTAAAAAATAGACCTTTGGACTATTATCTTCGCAAATTTGCATGATGTATGTAACATGGTCATTCAACGCTTCGAAACTTTTAGGTTCAAACTCATAATACAGGGGAATAATGTTTTTAATTGCAGGATGCATATTTTTATCTTTCTTCAAATACATTGTTAAATTGATTATTTACCCGAACAAAGGTCGTGCATTTGCTAAGATGAGTAAGATGACTTGCACCAACATAAGTGCAGGCACTTCTTAAGCCACCAACAATATCCTTGATAGTATCTGCAACTGGCCCTTTATAAGGAATCTCTACTGTACGGCCTTCACTACTACGATACGCTGCTACACCACCGTGATGCTTGTCCATAGCAGTGTCACTGCTCATTCCGTAGAACTGTACTTTGCGGTCGCCTCGTAAAATAGGATCACCGGTTTCGTCACAATATCCAGTCTGTTTCCAGCGAGTGAACATTTCACCGCCGCCTTCGTCATGGCCAGCAAGCATACCCCCTAGCATCACGAAATCAGCGCCGGCTCCGAATGCCTTAGCAACATCTCCTGGGCATACACATCCTCCGTCGGAGATGATATGTCCACCAAGACCATGAGCAGCATCAGCGCACTCGATGATGGCGCTAAGCTGAGGGTAACCAATGCCAGTCTGAATACGAGTTGTGCAAACGCTCCCAGGGCCGATGCCCACTTTAACGATGTCGGCTCCGCGTAAAATTAACTCCTGTGTCATGTCTGCTGTAACAACATTACCCGCGATAATTGTGTGACTGGGGTATTCTTTTCTAACCTTAGCAACAAAGTCACCAAAGTGTTCGCTATAGCCGTTAGCAACATCAATACAGATGAATTTAGTTTGTGGGTTTTCAGTCAGGACAGACTGCAAACGCTCAAAATCTTTTTCGCTAGTACCAGTGCTTACTGCATAACGATGAGCATATAGCTCAGAAGGAATCGTTGTGTTAGTTTTTACTAAACAAGTAAACAAGTTAAGTGGTTGCAATGCAGTTGCCATTTCAACGGTGCCTACGCCATCCATGTTAGAAGCCATGATAGGGACGCCGCGCCATTGAGTACCGCTGTACTTGAATGTATATGTACTTTCTAACACCACTCCGTTACGACTAGCAAGTGTTGACCGCTTTGGGCGAATCAACACATCACTAAAGTCAAGCAGTATCTCGTTTTCAATACGCATTAATACTTTGCTTCCTTAGAATATTTGCGGTAGTCTTTTGACATACGCAACCACTGCTCCCCCTTACCTTCAATGATGTCAATCACACGATCAACAGTCTTGTCAGTCCAATCACTGAGCTTGCCCATGTTGGGATGAGCCTTACGAAGCAATGGATCCAGCTTGTTCACTGCGTCATCAATCGACCACGGAATGTAAAGTCGTTCTGGGTCGTTTGCAAACGTCTCGGGAAAGCTACGATACGCAGGGTAAAGCACATTGCATCCCAAAGCATCAGCTTCGCTTGCAGTATTAGAAACCCAGTCTTGAAGCGCACAGTTGAAAACAACACGACTATCATTGAGGATTTCGTAGTACTTCTGCTTGTCTAGATTTTCGTAGACAGTCAGCTTGCCGCTATCTTGCATCTTGCGAGTACGAGCCATGTAACTTTCATTATTTGACTTCAACGAACTCCCGCTGCAAACAACAAACTCTACGTCCTTGCTAGGAAAACGTTCCCTCCACGCTTCAACAAGGTCCATGTAGAAATCAGGCTGCTTCTCTTGGTCCCAACGTGCAGAGAACACTACGCGAAGGCGTCGATCAGTAAAGTTCCTAAGCTTGTCTCCAAGCCGTTGAATTACTTCATTCTTACCAAAAGCAAGCCCGGAGATATTATAGATAGGAGCAGTCCAACCCGCCACCTTCATGTGCATTACCATTTCTTCGTTAGTTGCAAGAACTGCACCGCCCGAGATAGAAACGATGCTGTTAACCATCTGTTCATATTGACTCATCCAAAGACCCATGCCCCAAACATGAACAAAGTCATCTGGATCGATTGCTTGAGCAAGACAACGAACAAAGATACGAGGACGAAGATTATCAGGAACTTGATTGATGATGTACCCGAGACTCTCAAAGCCCGGCTGGAACATGTCTTCAAAGTAGATTACATCTTCGTTGGTCACCTTACCTTGTTGCATCATCTTAACCAGGTTCATCATCTGACTCATCGCAAAGTAAGAGCGACCGTGTGCGTCAAGTACCTGCCCAACAACAATCTTTTGACTGTCATCAAGAGTTTCACCGGGAACGTAAGTAACATCAAGACCGCGCTGGTCAAAGACACACCTGTTCCATTCAGTTAGTTGTAAGGTATAACGGGCATTGTATGCTTCCAAACCCATGTAGTATAATCTACGCATATTGTTTTCCCTATGCCCGTTTGCGGAAGCTCTGGTTCTTAGCTCGGACCGGCACAGAACTCTTACGCTGGGCATTCTGCTCCGCTTGTTCCTTGAAGCGGATACGATCAACTTCCCACTGATCCTTTACAGTCTTACCTGCAAGAGCCTTTTGGTGTTGACGCCAGACATAGCTCTGACCGCTGTACAAGTCTCGCTCGTCGAATCTGTAACCGTATTCTCTACAGAAATCACGATACAGATCCAGATCGTTGAAGATTTGATTGACGTTAGACTTGTTATTAAGATTTGCCATTGAATAACTCCTTAGATGGCGATTGAATGTACAGGTTTAAAAATGTTGTAGTAGATTGTGGCACCATTCTCACCGTCTTCTGAAACGGTAATCTCAATGTCACGCTTAGGATAGCGAGTTGCAATCATATCATATAACTCGTCGCTAACCATTTCACACGACCGATAGTCTAGCTGCATCAATCCGTCGTTGAAAATCTTTTCGAGCCAGCGTTTAAACTGAATAAACTCGATGTCTCGGTCGTTGTGAAATACTTGAATCCCCACCGTAAAGTGAAAGATGTGTCGGTGAGGGAAACCTAGAAAACTGACATCGAACTCATCACCTGTTGCCAGTGCTGGATCAGTGTCGGCTCCCGGATACTTGTGAATGCCTTCACGCTTAAAGGTTACCCAGATCATTCGTCTAGCCTGATCCTTAATTCTACGGTGATGTTCTGCTTGAGCAGCAATTCTAGCTGCCGACACGTTATCAATAGTCATAGTCATCATGTCCTGTTGTTTCGTGAAGTTCTTCAAACTTCAATCGATTGAGCCGCGTGAGTTCTTCATAAACTGCACCGCGTTGTACGTGAATCTCAAGTGAGTTTTCTTCGGCCTTCTCCGCCGCATTTGCTTGAGCAGTCAGAGAATCGAATTCTTTTTGTAAAAGATAAATTTCTGTGTCATAGTCTGTCATTCTAGCACACCTTCCATTGCGTCGTCACTGTCTTCAATTTCTTCATCTTTGGGGTCGCTGTCTGCGACTTCAAATAACTGGTTAAACATTGTGTGGGCATTGACTGTCTTCTTACCAGAGAACCCTTGCCCTGCCTTCATCTGAGTCCAAAATCTACTATGTGATTCTAGCAAATCTAAGCTCTGTTGTCTATCCTTAAGTGAGAAAATCTCATCAACGATTTGCCCAAATGTTCTACCATCGAATCGATCAAAGACCATCTTAGGCATGATGCCCTGCTCATAACGACGATTCGCTTCCTGTACAGCAGTCATGTGCTGATACACATTATGTGCCTGAATGAGAGTGTAGCTAAGAGTATCCCAGCTAGTCTTCGTCTCCTTGCCGTGTTGACCAATAAAGCCTGGACCACGGAAACAAAGGTCCTTCATCACCATCATTTCCGTTACCGGACTGTCAGTAAACAACATATGAATACCATCAGCTAATACACCGTCACTGAACTTACGGGTGTCAGTAGCATAATTCTTGTCCTCGGCCGTCTTCTCCATAGCATACGTCCACTTACTATCGTGTTCGAACGTGTTGTTATTGTAAACAAGACCCTTTGCCGCAGCAAAGAACGGAGACGCACAGTCAAATGTAATCTGTAGGTTTGGATTATGATACTTGCGAACTGCCTTTTGAATATCAGTAAAGATTACAGCATACTCCATGATTGAAGTGCCGAGACAGTGAATCAAGTCGTGCTTACCTTCTTCAAGATAGCCGTCATGAATGATGTTGATGATTCGTTTAAGCATCAAGTGAACATCGATCTTGTTTTGACCACCGAATGCCCAGCCGTTGAATGCCTTGTCACCGTAGATGTTAGTATCGCAATACTTCTTCATTTCTTCATACCAGTCATCAGACTGCGTATGATTGCGTCCTTGTAGAACGTTTAGAAACTTGCAACGACCATCACGATTAGCAACAAAATACTCATTGTTGATATGTGTGGCTGTGATTGCTTCTTCAATAGTGCTGATACCGTGTGCGGACTTGCCGGTCTTCTTGTCAACGATGTGATACGTTGTCAAAGACTGCGATGGAATATCAAGACACATGCCGTAGTCCATGTACTCATCCATCCACTTAAGAACTTCTGTACGCTTCTTCATTGCACGAGGGCAGTTGGGGTCTTTCCAATCAGCAGGCCATTGACATTTTAGAATCTGGAATCCACCAGAGTCACCTAACATGAATGTATTCTGGCGATCACGCTTACGAATGATCGATTCGTTGTTGTCGTCCTTCGTGATGTCTAGATTAGCGTGACCAGCAGAGTACAGTCCCCACTTGTACGTGTACAAGCCTTCCTTCTCGTTTAGAAAGTTTAACTTCTCAACATCACCGTTGAATGCCGCAGGAATTCTCGCCGCGTCAAAATAGTTTTCACCTTCACGCTGCTTGCCAAGACCTGCGATGAAGAAAGACGAGACTGCTGGCAAAAACAACGCCCAATCTGGGTTATGTGATGCTGAGAGATTAATTTGTTCCAAGTTTCGGCTCTTCTTTAATTAAGATTTGTACCATCTTGATCTTATCGTCAAGATTCTTTTTCTGTTTGACCAAGTCGGCGATAGCAGCATTAGACTTTGATAACGCTTCAAGTTCGGCATCTTCCTGCATCTTCTTGGCAGCCCAATCAATAACCGTTTCAGCATAAGAAGTTAACCTAACCGAAGCATGACCGCTGTTTAACGTAACCCAGTGTTTCCCGTCATACACTTCAATCCTTTGCTGCGAAGGATTGAACCGCATATCGCCGACGTTCATATAACCTGAACTAGTATTTATATATGTGGTTCCGGGCATTCCGCCGTCGACCACAACATACTTCCCCAATCCATTTACTGTATTGATCATTTACTTCGCTTGTGCGGGCAAACGATAGCAATAAGTTGCAAGACCGCTATCTACAAGGATTTCAATAGCACCTGCGTCTGCTATGCGAATCTTTTTGTCACCGGGAAGATCCATGATTGCGAGGAATACCTTGACAGGCCAGTTCCACGCACGAGACAGAGTACCAGTAACGCCCGGCTGGAAGACAAAGTTACCGGAGTGAGTAGAAATGTCACCGAAGTAAATCTTAAGGTCTCCGTTATCAGTCTTGGTGTTGAACGTGAGTTCTTCGCTATTAGCAGAAGCCTGCTTCTTCAAGCGGTTGATTCCGACAACAGTAGGTTCAAACTCAACGTCCCATGTAGCACCGCGGAACTTAACGTCCTGCACCTTAGCTTCAACGATATACCTGAACATCAGGCGGTAGTCGTTAACGAAATCACCCGTTGCAGTTTCAAAGTGGATACGAGCAGGAGCATCTTTTTCACCCGCAGAGTCCTCTCGGATGAGATTGATCTTAGCATCGTCATCGTATTCAGCAAAACCAATAATAGTCTTTAACTTAGATAGGTTAGGCATGCCAAAAGTGCCTGCAAACTCTGGAATCGGTGTCTTGAATGAACCAGTGACCACAGCCTCCCGTTGTTCCGAATATGCACTAAATTTTGTTTCTGTGTCGGTTCCCACGATCTTGACAAGATCAATGATGCCGAGGGCATGAGTGTGTTCAACTAGGTCGAGCAAGTAGTCTTTCATTATGTGTTTCCTTTGTTAATGATATTTAGGATTTTATACTGTGTATAATAGTGGATTTCTTTGCGCTTGTCAATGCTCTAGTTAACCGAAACTGAAAAGATCACTGGCAGTACTGTTAGTGTTAGTATCTACTCGGATATTCCAGTTTAGAACACCCAATAGATTGTCGATCTTCTCATCAACTAGCTTTCGTTCCATGTCTAGATCATCGAAAGGCAGTTCAAGGAACCATTGCGGAAGTCTAAGTTCGTCTGTAGGATATGCGACAGAAGTAAAGCCGAACATGTTATCTTTGAGAGAACAGACGATAACCTTCATGCCGTCGACAATCTTCTGACTATACTGATCACTATTCATCCTACGAAGATAGTTGTAGTTGATAGCAGCTTTAGCATGACCAACTGCACACTTACCAGTCTTCTCAAACTTGATAGTGTGATTAGTCAGATTGTTGACAGACTTCGGATTTCCCTTAGTCCAACTATCTTGTGTAGAGAGCCAAGTCTTGAACTCACGAATCTTGTCAACGACATCATCGCGGTTCTTACCTTCCTGAATGACCATACAAAGCACTTGCATCAAGAATTCTTGAACATACTTCGGCGTATCAGCACGTTTCAGATCAAGACCCATTGCCTTGACAGAGCCTAGCTTACCGTTAGTGTCCTGTCGCTTGCCTTCCTTATCGAAGATGTTGATAGCATAACGCTTCTTCGTGATGAAGATCGCACGATCACCGATCAATTCTCGACCAGCCTTGATGATTTCACCGTTCTTGCGCGGGGCATGAAACGCCTTCTCCATGAAAGCCGGGAAGCTATCATTAGCTTGGTCTGCGATGTTGTCGTATAGTTCGACACACAGTTCCTTGCTCCACTCTAGCTCTCCCCTTTCAATCTGAGGCTTGAGTGCAGGATATGCAGTGAAGTAGCAGGAGTCAGTGTCGCCATAGACGATAGCTTTACCGTCATGCTGATAAGTGCCTTCAACGATTTCATTGATTTGACTCATCATGTGCTTGACAATCTGGCGACCAGACAACGTGACAGATTGACCGATGCGCTTGTCGTAGAATCGACAGTGTTCGTTCAAAAGCGCGCCGTATGCAGAGTTTAGCAGAATCTTACGAACAAGCTGACGCTTATCGTAGTACTCGTACATATCAGTACCGTACGCTTCTTTAGCTTGCTTCTGAATAGCTTTACGTTCTGTATACCAGCGAGACAGCAGACCCGGAATGATTCCTTCTTTCTCGTAAGTGAAGATGGTTCCGTTAGCTGAAAGGATCCAAGGACGATGACTATCAAAGATCATCTTCCAGATTTCAGCAGCAGACTTTTCTTCACTGCGACCGTCTGCATAATCAATCGTGAGCGTCGTCCCGCGCTCTTGGTTCATCACAGCAGTATACTCTAGTGAACCAAACAGACCTTCCCAAAGAATAGCACCAGTGACAGCTTCTGCATCATCCCCGTTCTTCTTTTTGCGCTTATCTTTAGCTAGCGAAAGGCTCTTATCATTCATATATTGATCAGTAAGCGTTTGCCTAACCTGACCCACGATAGTTTCAGGGGCCATGTTCAATGCACGAATAGCAGAAGGATACAGCGAGTTGATGTCAACTGCTCCTACCCATTCGTGAATGCCTTTGTGCGGAGTAGCCACGTAAGCACCCGCTGCCTGAGAGACTTCATCGTGAGAGTCTTTACGCTTCTTGTCCGGAACGACGAAGCCACGAGCATGTGATTCGTTCATTACTGCCATTTCGATCATCGCCACTGACCCCATGACCGTTGGGAGTAGCACAGTGTTCTCATGCGCTAGGGCGTTTGCAAGATCAAGAAACTTTAGCTTATTGTGAATCTTGAACACAAGCATCGTGTCCTGACGGTTATACTCGATGAACTTTCTAAAGTCCTTGTTGTATAGCTGATCCAATGATCCTTCGTATTGAGTCTTGCGTTCACCTAGTTCATACTCACCGATCGCATCAAGTGAATAGCTGTGACGAGATTCGTAGTTATACTTCTTGTAGAGTTGTAGGTAGTCAAGATGAATACGACCAACAAAGTCATATGTCTGTTCGGCCTTACCGAAACGCTCATAAGTACGAGGCTTCGGAAGCTGACCCATCAGACAGAACCTGCGAGTGTCGTTCTTACTCATCATCCGAGTAACCCGATTCACCATATAGGGAACGTCGTACCCTTCTGAGTTCCAGCCAGTGAGTACGTCTGCATCTTCGATAAGATCAAAGAACGTATCGAACATTTCGATTTCGCTGCGGAACAGGAACGTGTTCGGGAAGTCTTTGACTAACTCTTGTGCAGTCTCATCGGTCATGTGCCTCGGAGGAATCGCAAGAGTGATCAGATGATCCAGCCAGTCAAGATAGAGCGTGATCGCCGTCACTGCATTGAATGGGTCATCTGTGGGACTGAAACCGCGTTCCGGGTCAAAGTCCACTTCAATGTCGAAGAAGCAAGTATGAAGTTTAGGAGGCTCTGCGTTTAGATAGTTTTCAGACAGGCACCTAAAGACCACGTTAACGTCACTCTCGAACAACTTCTTGTTAGAGTGAATTCTGCGCTCCTTCTCGAACTCTGCACGTTTTCGTGTAGAGAAACGAGATACAGGGTCTCCGTAGATAGAACGCTGCTTTCCTTTCGGGTCAGAGTAATAAAAAACATAGTTGGTACTATATTCCTTATAGGCCCGCTTACCTTCGGGAGTACGCTCTACTACGTAAACCTTATCCGCGCTCTGTTCTAAGATTGCGTCAACGTATGCCATCAGTTAGTCTTGCCAACTGTCTCCAAAATAGTGTTGAGTTCGTCGTGGGCTTCATTTTCTTCGTTCAGGCGCTGTTTATGCGCGATACGAATTGCTTTCTTCAATACGCTAGGCTTAATTTCAAGTTCCTCAGCGATTGCCTTAATCGTGTCACCGAGACCTTCATTTAGTGTCTCGATCTCTTGCATCACAGCCATACCCTCGTTCACCAGTTGGGTCAGCTTGGTCTTAGCTTCATTATTAAAAATGCGAGTTGTCATAGATTCTCCTTATCGTCTAGTTAGTATAGCAGACTACGCAGAGAATTCAACTATATTGGTAACCTTATTGAAAGATGTGGTGATTCTTCTCACCGTAAATCTTTATGTATTTACCGGCTAGCATATCGGCCATTGCTTCAATAGGTGACCCAGGATAACTATCTCCGGGCTTGATCATGCCTATCTCATGTTGACGAACATGTACTAGTTCATGGAATACTGTTCTAAGAATATCCGCGAGATTACGATTCTTCGCATAAACCCAAACGCTATCTTCTCCGGGAACATGCCCGCCAGTATGATGATTGGTCTGCGCTTCTTCAGTGTCCATTGATAACTCTATCTTAGGAACCTTCTTAAGATTAAGTTTTTCGGCAGTCCATTCAACAAACTTTTCTACCTCCGCCGAGATATCACTAACAATCGGGTCGTTTTCATCAAGCTTGTTTTTGATCCAATGATCAGGCCTATCGTTGTACTTGTTTTGAAATAAGCGATGTAGTGCTCCGTTAGTAATACGATGTTTCTTTGCAATCTTACGCATTAAAGTGTCAATGGCATTATAATTGTGTTTAGCAAGTGAAGGCAATCGTCTAGCTAGTTCTATCTCAGGCGCTTCGTTGACGCTCTCGCCACCGCCGTCACCGCCTGAATCTCCGCTAGAGTCAGAACTTCCTAATCCATAGTAGGCATATCCAGGAAAGAAATATCCACGGGTGGATTTTTTCTTACTGCGCTTTTTTTTGCGTTCGGATATGAATTCTCTTGCTCTCATCAAGCTATTTATCTTAAATTCTTAATAAGAGGGCGATCTCCGGTGGAATCCAAGGCTTGACCATCCGTTCTGGATTCCACAAGACACCGGCGACATTACCTTTTATGAAAGCTTCGGTATATCCATTATAATCTGTGCATAGTACCTCAACACTCGCTTCGTTCTTTAGAATACCAGTAGCATGATCTCCTGTGACTTCTAGAACTTCACCGTGATAAATTATAGGATAGTTTACTGTTACGTGTTTCTTTATTGGCTCTAGCGTAGCACCCAATATATCGGCTATTGCTAATGCACCCTGAGCAATTCCTACTACAGGCTTACCGCGCTCTATCATCTTGTTTGCTAAACTTAGTTCCACACTTTGTCTTAATTCAGAAGATTCGCCGCCGGTAAGTATCAGTGAGTCTAGGGTGTCAGCCACGTGGTCGAATTGCTGATTACTTGTGTTGGGTAAAAAGTAAAGACTGTGCCCAGTGAGTATTGAATACCAGCCATGGTCAATAGCATCATGTACTGTACCATTATGATTCAATATCTTCTGACTAAGACCAATTTTCATGTATGTATTTACTACAATAGGGTAGCGGCGGAGATTTCTCCCCGCCGCTACTTTGTTGCTAGATTAGTCAGTAATACTTAGAAACGGACGCCGAGGCCGACGAGTCCGCCATGACGACCAAGACCACCGTCGAAGTCAGTGTAACGATATTCAGCCTTAACGAACATCGAATCAGACACGTTTACTTCAAACCCGCCGCCGATAGTAGCACCATCAACGGAGCGACGACCGAGGTCAAGATTAGTATAACCAACGCGGGTATATGCGAGAACGTTTTCGCTAACGACATAGCCGGCGCGGGCACCTACACCGAGGTCAGCGTCATCAAAGATGTTAGCAGCAGATGCGTCAACACCAAAAACAAACTTACCGCGCTGAATGTCATACCCAAGAGCAGCACCATAAACAAGGTCTGTTGGATCGACGCCGTTTTTCACATCATCAGCTCCGACAGCAACCTCAATGCGAGGGCCGGCGAAGTCTTGTGCCATTGCCGGGGTAGTGAAGGCAGCCATTGCGACAGCCGCGATTACGAGTAACTTCTTCATACTTTTTATTTCCTTTTATGTTAAAGATCCTATCAGTCTCTCTGCTAGGTAATAATATTTATTGCTGAATGTGTGTCTGATTTTTTTTATTGAGCTTATATGGGTAAACACATAAATAGGAGTGTAGTACTCGCATAAAGGATGACAAATGCAACAAGATCACGACTACCTACCCAATTTAGAAGGGTTCGAAGATTGGCCGCTTGCGACTGACGGTGACACTGGTCATTTGAAAGAGTCGCTGCATGGTTACTTAAAGCAGATGCAAGAACTTCAAAAACAAAGATTCTACCTACCAGAAGAGGGTCATCCTGCTCATCTATTCCGTATGACTGGAATCTATTAGGTAGTTCAACAAAGAGCCTACCTTGGTACCCATGGTAAAGCCCTAGTATTGCTACTAGGGCTTTCTGTTTTAATTAGATACCGCGAGGGGCAGGAGAGCGATTAAAACCCTGAATTACAGCGTAGAAGTCATCGTTGCTCTTAGCAGCAACATCCTGCATTACTTCACGATCCATCGGCTTCAGGTCGTTGTACTTACGCATGAACGAAATGATGTCTTTCATAGGAATCTTGTGCTTCGTGCCATCCTTGAAAGTGATGGGATGATTGCCACTAACATCGGCAGCTTTCTTCAACTGCATCACGAGGTGTGGGATTTTGTCCTGATCAGGATCAACCACGACTTCTTCTTCGTCGTTCCAATCATCGGGTGCTGATTCGTTGAGCAATTCATTAATCTTCATATCTTAATCCTTTGTATTATTTATCAAAGTGAAGCGAAATGCTCTTAGTAAATTTACTATAGCAAACTTAGTTTCCGAAGTCAACCTTTTTCTTTGATCTACCTGTTATTTTTAATTGAGAACCTCGGCCTTCCAAGCAGCCTTAGCCTCGTCGCGCTTTGCCTTGCGGATAACCATTTTGCGGTGCTTAGAACCAGGAGCAGGGAAGCAGCAGTTGCACTTGACGCCACCGATTCCCACCATAAGATGCTTGTTCAAAATGTTTCTCCTTTTTAGTAGCTGCTGTATTTATCTATGATTCAATATAGCAGAATGGGTACCCGAAGTCAACCTTTATACCAAGGACGCAACGATGGCATGATCGTAAGCCAAAGTAATGTATAAGCGCCGCCGCGAATGACACCTGTATCAAACCCGGTCAGTGTTTGTACAACAAACCCTGCCAGTGCGATAAGCAACACGCCAACCACGAGGACAACGAGTCTTACAAAGATTCGAAGATACTTATTTGGGATTTCATCAAACATCGGGGGTTCCTTTCCAATATGCAGGATCGTATTTCTCTCTTATCCGAACAGACTCGGATTCTGCACGTTTGCGGTTCCACCTAAGACGGGCAGCACGACGTTCCTCAGGGGGAAGGTTGTTCCCCACAGAGATTGCATACCCATCAGCCATGATGTACAGAAGACCCTTCAGAGAGTCTCCGCCGAACAACTCGTTAGCAGCAACCAATGCTTGTTTACAAACAAGGATAGAAGCTCCAACATCATAATAATGGTTCGTATCTATAATATCTTGTAGAGACGGGCCCTCTTGGGGCGGCACCATCATTTGTTCAGTCTCTCTGTCTGAATAAGGGCGAGCCTGTTGCGGTGGATACGACGGATCAGGCCGTCCTTGTCCCATCTCACTGACACGGTTGGCATCGCCCACCGGGCCACGACGGTACCCTCGTCACCCGCCTTGATCTCGTTGACGTCGGCGGTGGCCCGGACCGCGTCAAGGCGCTTGAGCAGGGCAGGAACGTCGGGTTGTGGGGGGTGGGCGTCAGATGATGTCTCGGCGCTCATGGCTTCACTCCTTCATAATATCGATGTCGGGCTAACGTGCTTTGGGTCTTCATGTTAGCTATCGCGGGGAATAGATTCTGCTTCTTGCAGAAGCTTCTGAACTTCATCAAGATCCTTACACACAAGCTTTACTGTACACCAGTCATCATTCTTGTCACGACCGCTTGCTTCAACCATATATGCGTTATCATAAAAATAAACGTTTATTGTTTCGCTAACCTTAGCCAGCTTATCACTAATCTTGATAGCCTTAGTCATTCACTGCCCCCAGTACGTCTTCAACAGTAACATCCTTGCGCGGACGAGACTTGATAGCGTCAAGCGAGGGCTTCGACTTCACCCGAACTTCACCTCTACCAGCTTCACGCTCTTTATCATACAGCGTGTCTTCAATGGTAGCTTGATCATCAGGTGACGAGAACTCCTTGCGGGTAAGCATGTACTTGAGAGCCTCAATCTTGGTCATCTCGTTCGGTAACTCGATGAAGTCACATCGAGTAGCTCCGCCCTTCGTAAACTGTTTCACCCGACGAACCATGTCTTCGGTGAAACGAACCTTTGCAGTTCGATTATGGACAGTGATGCCGACAACCTTAAAAGTTTGTGTAGTCATAGTATCTCCTTCATAGTGCGAAATTGCACATTAATAATATTAACAAAACGGGGTACCAAAGTCAAAGACTCTGGTACCCAAAATGCTTTAGTATTGGTTTGCCCCTTCCGAAATCAGATTCGACCCATAAAGGGCGCGGGCTTGTTGAATCGCAACGTACGGGTTCGATGCCTGAATAGTCACCTTCATGGGGAACCCGTTCGAGTTACGAATAAGAATCCAGTAGTTATACATAGTTAGACTCCAAATGCCAAAACAAGAATAAGAAAAAAGCTACACACAATGAGTTCATTATAATACACCGTGTAGCAGAGCGTATTAAAGACGATTTCTTTTACTTTTTGCATTACGACTCCAGCACGTAGGGCTTGTTCCACTTACCAACGTTGACATCAACGTAGTAAGCAATATCAAAATAGTCAATCTCCGCGCGGGTATTATTATACCATCCTGCGCTCTTGAGAGCAGCAAACGCTTCGGTGAGAAACTCCTTAGCAACACCTTCGTAGTGTTCGTGGAACCAGTAAGGATTCACCTGATCACGAGCGGAACCAAAATCAATCTTGCCAGACTTGAGAGTCAGCACGATGCTAGAATGGTCACGGACAGAAAGGGTGCCCTTCATGTTGTACTTCTTGAGGATAGGCTTCAAGTTAGAAGCGATGATTGCTTTACGCTCTTGATTCATGTAAGCCATTTTCGTCAGCTCCGTTTGTGTGTGTCTGTCTATGATTCAATATAGCAAACCGAATACCCGAAGTCAACCTTTTTTCACCAAAAACTCAATTTAGATTGAACTTTTACAATTCAATATCACAGTCAATCGTATTGCTAGGCGTGTGATGAGGGTCACCACAAATCCTCTGAGAACAGGGTGCCTTGCACGGTCATTTTGTCGGCGGTCACCTGACCCGCTGCGATAGCTACAGCGCAGGCCCGCTTCCGATCGGCATAGGTGCCGTCCGACAGAAGAAACCCGCTGTTGCGTGTCGTCTGCTCGTCGGCGATCATACCTCGCTCCTTCAGGTGATATTCAAGGCCGCAGAGATTGTGATGGCGGGCCGGGGGCGGTGCGCTGATGATCGTCCTAACCGCCCGAGTATCGTTCAGTGTCGGAACAATCTCGTAAGCGGCAGCGATTACACGAAGGGTATCTTCGCTCATCTTTTCTCTCCTTCAATAGGGCGTGTGATTAGGGCTTGAGTCATGATCGGTTCTCCTGATTGGCCAGTGCGATCAGGGCCGTGATCATCTCACGGGCCTTGTGCTGTCCAAAGCCGGGGCGGGTCTGGAGTTCAATCCGAACGCCACTAAGCTCGCACTCGCCTGTGACGACACCGTAGTCCGGCCCGTTCGTATGCTGTCCGCCTTTCGTGTGAGATGACCGAAAACCGAATGTGATTAGGTCTTGGGTCATTTTCCGTTCTCCATCGTGTAATGCTGCTGGAACGCAATCCACCAAGCTTCGGCTTCTTCGGAACCTTCAGGGTGAGGGCACGGGCGGTGCTTCGGAAAACCTAGCGGTCCCCATGCGTGTCCCGCAGCGTCCGCAGCATCATCGTAGATGGCGTCCAGCAGGTGTTGGTTCTCGTCATGGTAAAGGCTCATCCCTTCTCTCCTGCATTGGGGCGTGTGATGAGACGGGTGGTCATTTGCGGTTTCCTTTTTCTCTGGCATCGCGAACGTAAGTCGCGCCGTTAAACAGCCTGTCCAAAAGAACGCTTGCGCTGGCAACACCAACCACGCCGATGATTACGATGCCGGTAAACTGTAGAACCGCGCTCATCCCTTCTCTCCTGCATTGGGGGTGGTGGCTTTGTCCGAAATCCACGCTCGGATTGTCTTTTGATAGCCCGCGTCGAATGGCGTTTGATCGGGTGCGCCCCGGCTGAGCCCGTAGTTTTTGAGGATGTGCGTTTTGTCGCCGGTTGTAATCAAAAGGGTTGCAGCAGCGACCCCTTCCGCGAAACGGTCCCGTTTACAGAACAGCCTAAACAAGAAAGACTTTTTGGTCATTTCTCTTCTCCTGCGTCGGGGGCGAGGCGGTCTTCAATAGCCATCGATATTGCAAAAAGAAACTCGGAGTTATCCATGCGGTCGATGTGTTGCGTGACTTCTCCGTAATCAGGCCAGCCGCCGGGGTCTTTCAGGGACATGGACTTCTCCATTCCGTGAGCGACTTGCAATCGAAACAGGTCTTCTACAGTGGATACGATATTACTCATTTCCCCTTCTCCGGCAGTGAGAGCAGCGCGGGCTTCCTGCGCCTCCATCTTCATGACGAAATCAACAGCCCGTTGCAGTTCATCCGGTTTGTTAGTCATAAGGTATTCCTTCAATTCATTTTACGAATCAACGCAGCTTGAACTTTTTTCCAGTTCAACGTGACCAGCAATCGCTTCACTACGAGTCTGATACCGAGCCAGAACCTCGGATTCGCCCGGGCTGAACAAGCAGGACTCATACGCATACCCAAGGTCAAACCCAGGCACATGCGGCAGTTCTACAGTAGACAGTTCAATCGTAGGTTCCTTAAAAACCCCACCGTTGTTGCTGATCATCTGAAAGCGGTTCATAATGGAAAATCCCTCGTTTCAAGCTATAGATAAACTATAAACCCGAAACGAGGGAATGTCAACCTTTTTATATGGTGTTATCTGTTTTAGGTGTAAAAGACATGCGCCCCGATTTGTCCTAATCGTTGCACGTTTCTCCAACCCGGTCTAACGTAATTAGCATGAAAGTAAAGTGCTTCTTCCATGCCTTTGACTCGTTTGCCATTTTCTAGCACATCTAAGGTAATGTAGATTGCTTCTTGCCAACTAGGTCCTTGAGGAATAGTTCGGCGTCGACTGGGATTGCTTGTCCACGAGAATTGGGACGGAGCATATACAACATCACAGATGCTGCCTCCAAATCTTGAATCCCGGACGCGGTTAAGTGTAACCTGAGCGACAGCGTATCTACCCGTTACAGGTTCGCCGCGCGCCTCATAGTAAATGTTCTTTGCTAGGCAAAGAAAGTCTGCATTAGTGTATTGAATTGTCTCCGAGGTTTCTACTACTGAAAAGAGTCTAGCATTAGCATATTGCTGCTCAAGCATTTCTTCTCTTGTGAGAACCGGAGGAAGTGTAGATGTCTGTAAAGTCGGATCTACAACGGGGTTGTCATTAGCGTATGTTTTTGTAGGTGTAGTTTGCCATATAAAAGTTATTGATAGTACTGCTAGTAAAACTTTCCATGTAGCAGTTATTCGTTTGGTATCTAAAAGTTGAGAATTACACATATTATTTCCTTAATTGGGCCGCCGCAATATTGTCTAAGCAAGGTACCTAGCAATCTTGAAGTAGCACTTCCGATAAAGTATGTGTAAAAGGAAAAGCCGCAATTTCTTGCGGCTATGCAATTTTTCATACTCTATAAGCACAATCAACTGAAATATCAGTTAATTAAGACCTTCAGAGGGCGAACCCAAATCTGATCCTTTTGTCAGAATTCTCACAACTGACATATATACTTATCAGTACTTCTCCTTAGAAAAGTACTTATATTTAACCATTGACTCGTTGAGACTTAAACTCAACATGCGTCACGCTACGAATCGTGAAGCTGCGCCAGGCCTTTGCTTCCAAATCGTAGACAGCCATCGTATTGTCGTTGACTGCTCTCTTTTTCTTTGGCTCGGTAGATTCGTTAATAGGAGCAGGTGGCAGTAGAGTTGCATCGAGGGTGCATTGCATGACACGTTCAGTTCCGTCTTTCTTAGTGAACGTGATCGTTGCAGGGCTAACCTTGAGCATATCCTTTAGCCAAGGACCAAAGTTTTCCCATTCAGTTTCGGTCATGATATCTTTAAATTGGTTCATTGGTCTGTTCTTTCCAAGGTGTAAAAAAGTTCTTGATCTTAAGATCATCTGACCATCCAGATGTGTAGTCATTGCGTTCATCACACAGTGCCAATGCTTCTTCTTTAGACACTACTTTGTATCCAAGAATGATATCGGTCGGTAGCAAATGCACCTGACTAAATTCAGTGGCTTCTTCCATAGCAACCGTGTCTAATGCGTATTCAGCTTTGCCTTTCGGTACTTCAACCATGTAGCTAAGCTTAAACTGCGACAAGGTCTCCACTAGAACCCATTCAGTTTCATTCTCGTTCGTCATTGTTGTCCTTATCTAAACGTGTTTTCAAAAAATCATATATCAAAAAGAAACCATAACTAAGGTAAATAAAACACATCATCGTGAGGTATGCTAACAATAGCAAAAATGCGAAAATTAGAAATCCCGTCAAGACTAGAATGCTGTTCAGGTTATTAGACACCGACTTTGGTTTCTGCTAATTGACTAATGTTCATCCTGTTTCCTTTATACTTTAAATTATAGTTAACTCTTGATTCAAGAGCAACACAAAAGGTAAGATTCGGCTGCTATTACACAGCCGAATCTTTCACTTAGGTGCGGTAGGCTTACGAAGTTTTAGAATCTTACGATCTGCTTCAGACAACCGGTCCCAAGCGGCTTGCTTGATTTCGTACTTCTGCCATGCTTCCTTACGCTTCGCAACTCTAGTAGCAGCAGTCTTTGCCAGCTTTGCCCAGTATTCACGAGTCTCGTCGTCCGCAAGGAACAAGAAGGTAGCGTGACCGGACTTTACCAAAGAAACTAGGGACTTACGAGCAATACGCTCATCCAACCTAACATAGTTCTTGGTGTCAGTGTTACGAAGGATTTCGTCGTAAATTTCAGGTGCGATGTGTTGTTCTTCACTCACTTCTTTACTCCTTTCTTGGTTAGGCCGAATGCAGCGAGTTCTTCTGGAGTAAGCTTTTCTGCAACCGTAGCCCGCAGTTCATCTTCCTGACGCTTCTTTTCATCCAACTTGCGCTGACGTTCAGCTTCACGCTGTCGGGCGATCTTAGCCTTGTCGCGGTCAGCGGCCATTTGACCATACCAAATCTTGACAGTCTTGTTTGACTTCAGCAGTTCCTCAAGAGAAATGCCGGCTTCAAGCGCCTCTAGTGCAGCTTGAGCAACATCACCGTCTCTAGTATCTCGTTGCCTATTATATGAATACATATTCTTCTCTCGTTCTTTTTTCGCTCGTTCTACATGCATTAGTGAATCATAAATGTTTTTGGTTGACATCCCACTTACAGCGTTAGTAGACCAGTTAGTGGAAACATAACCGCTATTAAGTAGGGCTGTTACTCTCGCAATCCATTCATCATCGTTCATAATCTACCCTCACATGATGGGTCCGTTACCGTTTCGGAAGCCTACTTGGCCGCCCTGATCTTTGATGCGTTGAATAACTTCTTCAAACAGAATAGGCGTGAAGTCAGTGTGTTCAACACACACAGAGAAGTAATCAGGATCAATCTCGTCACTGTACAGCACTTCACCGGTCTTCACATTAACGCCTCGCATCTTGCGAACACGATTGCCATGAGTATGACCATGAATGTTACACCCGAAACGAGCAAGACTATCCTTGCTGATCGGAATGTGAGTCAAGATCATCCCATTCATCACATGACACCCGCGAATGTCGCGGAAATGTTTCGAGTAATCAGCCAAGCTAAAGATATCGTGGTTGCCCCTGATCAGCACCTTGTTGCCGTTGAGACGATCCATGATAGCGAGACACCTGCGATTGATTACAACATCACCCAGATGGTAGACCTTATCATTAGGACCCACAGTGTCGTTCCACCGCTTGACCATTTCTTCGTCCATTTCCTCAACGTCGTCCCATGGACGCACAGGAGAACCATCGTAGTTCGTGAACTTGCAGATGTTGGTGTGACCGAAGTGAGTATCACTGGTCAAGAATACAGATGGCATTTTAATCTCCTTAGTTTGTATAGTACGTGATTTTAGTTTAAATGTCAAGCCCTTTTTATCCATATAAATATTCGAATGACAGTGCAACTCTCAGCAATCACGTTCGATGAAATCTACCCGATCTGGAGTACTTACCTGTGGCCTGATAGACTAAGCGATATCACGCCCAACAGTGCGATGTGCTTCCTAGAAGGATATGATTCGTTTAATATGGAAAAACCACCCACGTTCTTCGCCATCTTTATCAATGGAGAGATCGCAGGTGTCAATAGTGGACATATGTGCAAAGACCTTCAATATCGTTCAAGAGGTCTTTTTGTGTTTGAAAAGTTCAGGGGGAAGAATCTCGGAAGAGACTTGCTGCTAGCAACAATTGACCAAGCACGAAAAGAAGATGCTACTATGTGCTGGAGCTATCCTAGAAAATCAAGCTGGAAGTCATACCTTGCTGCCGGATTTGAGCTAGCTTCTGATTGGGAAGGTTCCGAAACCAGCGATGCAAATGCATACTGCAAGATAGATTTATGAAGTTAAAACCATATTCCTTCAAAGCGCATCCGTTTGATGAATGACAGATAGTTACTGATCACACCGTAGCATTTAAATTTCACTGTACTAAGCAATCCTCTATCCACTCGTTCAGGTATGAACATGATGCTATTAGCAGCGAGCGGGACGTTTCCAGGAACAATCACTTGCCCTCCGCTAGTAGTTGGAGTGTTTGATTCAGTATCATTTGAGAACTGAAAATAGTTTGGATATAGTTTTGGTGGTTGACTCTGCAACCAGGTGTACATGTCAGCGTTACTAGCATTTAGCCAAAAACGATTGCCTCTCAAATACTCTGCTGTGACAGGTATGAGAGGTTGATCAGTACCTAAATATATTTGATCGTCTACTCTCCATACGTCAACCATACATGAGAAGCCGTGATTGAACGCTCTTCCAATTTGGTTAGGAGTGTTGGCATCTTGAAAATTAGTGCCATCGTAGATACCTTGATACGCTATGTAAATCATAACGTATTTATCTTAAAGTATTGGAGCGGGCAGGGGGATTCGAACCCCCGACATTCACCTTGGCAAGGTGACGCTCTACCACTGAGCTATGCCCGCATTTAAGTTGACTCGATCAAGTGAACTTGTCAACGAAGTCTTTATTGTGTGATATGATCCTAATACCGTTGTTTTGTTTATAAACGATATTTTCGATCTTACCAGAGTTTACCATCCCGACAGCCCAATCAATGACTTCTAGTGAAATTTCTTTACCAGCAGACACTATACTTACGTAAGGAATGCCGTCTTTCACTGCATCAATCATTATCATCCCAATTTCATCAGGTTTGAATGAGATAGGAACTGCTACGTTAGATTTCCAAACACACTTGAATCCTTGACAAGGATCAGCGGGTCTGAGTGGATAGATAGAACATCCTGTCTTAGATGCGAAGTGACAAGGTTTTCCCGGATACATTTCAAATCCGTATATAGTAGCAGTCAAGTGTCCCTGACAGCATTTATTACAACCGTCACATTTTCTATCAATCATATCTCACGCACTGTTTTGGAGCGGCATAAGGGAATCGAACCCTTCTAATCAGCTTGGAAGGCTGGAGCATTACCACTATGCTAATGCCGCTTAGTATTGGTTGCGGGAGTTGGATTTGAACCAACGATTTCCGATTTATGAGACCGGCGAGGACGACCCAACTCCTCTACCCCGCGATAAACTATTTTGAAGAACACACTCAGCCAACTCTCCATGTCATAGGTAGCTACTTCCTACTCCACTTCAACGAGCATCAGCGTCCTGATTGCGAATGCGTTCATCAAAATAGTCTAATATTATTTAGTCTATTTATAATCCACCCTGAGATTACGGGCTTGTAGCGAGTGTCTTTGGTCATTACCGAATCCCTTGCGAGGACCGTTCTACCGTTATCCACTAGAGCTTTTTACAGTCACCTAGTATCACTCAATGCTGCCTTTTTTAGAGTCTGGCGTTTGACTCGTCGCATATGTCTACTCGACCATCTATCCTTCGCCTGCCTTGCGAGCAGTTCGATTCCGCTAAGAACCTACGCTTTCTTTCCGATCAATCAGTTCCGCCTTGCGAGCATCCCTGAACCACATTCCCTTGCGAGTGTGGTATTAAGCACCTTTAAACATATACCGGAGCAGTCTTTCGCTTTTGTGTTACAAACTAGGAGTTGAACCTAGAATCTACAGTACATAAAACTGTTGCATTACCATTATGCAATTTGCGAACCTACGAAGATGTGCTGCTCCAGTTGCTCCATATCTTGTTAGATACAGAATACAACACACCTAGTATCTTTCTCCTTGCGGGATACTCAATCATACTTCACGATTCCGGTTATCCCTTCCTCGTTTGTATTGCTATCTTGCCTTCCCTTGCGAGGTCAGACTCAATAACTACCTGTTAGTATTCAACATTCGTCAGTTTGGCTAGTTGAAGTTCGGGCGCCAACCCTCTTAGAACTCACCGACTGGCTCTGTTCCTATCCTTTCGGACTTCAACTCTGACTTACTGCCTACCGCCTTTCTACAGACGGGAGTTGCTTTCGCTTAAGCGAGTCAACTCTAACTCAGGCTTGCATAGATGGACCATTGCTGGCGCAAGTTTATAGGAAACCTTGCTTTGACAGAGATTACTCCCTGCTACCCTAGTGAGGCTATGCCCCCAATTCTTATACTCATTAGAAGAACACTGGTTGGATTCGAACCAACGCCAGGACCACCGCTTTACGGGAGGGATACCACTTCCCCATTACGCCAACAGTATTCATCTAATGAGTATGTCATCAACAATTTCAAAGAACTAATACTACTTATTTTGCTGCTTAAGATGCTTCAGCATCCCAGAAAGGATATGAAGCATCGAACCCCTCATTATACCACTTAACTACAAGACCGTCTAGATTTATTTTTCGCTGTTTTCCAGATATTCTGTCCGTGTATCCCAAATCTCTGTAGAATTTTTTAATAGCATTATCTGTTTCTTGTGTTGCAACCATTCTTTCCTCCTACAGATATATAGTTCCTTATAAAATGTCAAGAACTTTTTTTGCTTTTCTTGATTTACTTAATATAGCTGCTCTTGACCTCAATGTCAAGAACTATTTTGCCTATTATTTAAAAAAAAATACAGAAGGAAAAAAGTAAGTGATAGACTGTGCAATCTGCATCGGTGTCTCTCAAGAGAACAACCTATCAAGCAATCAACAAAAAACAAACTGCAAAAACTAACTTATACTCAAACCACAATGTGCAACAAAATAAGTTTGATTCATGCTAGTATGGAGCGTTTCAAGCGCCTGATCAATGTTTCATTACTGAAACGTAAATGCCTACTCTCGTCTCTCTTTTCCTTCCGGGTAGTTTACCCCTACTAGGGGGCCGACCTACCAAACTTATTGATAGTTGTGATCTACCTTAACGTCGGTTAGACCAGCAATCATCTGAAACTGTTCCCATGCATTTTTAGCAGCAGGGTTACGCTCTAGTTCAGAGTCAAGAAGAACTACTTCCAACCAAATCTCTGGACGACGTTTGGGCATTACTCCAAACTTGCGTGGCTGATGCAGCTTCCCTCTGTTATAGAGTTCTAAAGTTACCTCACGGAACTTCTGCTCGTCAGGGTAGCCATGCCATTCAGCATGACTAAACAGGCCGCCTCCGGTGTAGCCATCCCAAATTCCTCCCCACTGCTTATCGTTAGTAGGGTCAAAGTCGGTTCGGGCGATTACCACCAAAACATCATCGATGTTGACCTTGCCGTCAACAATATCCTTAACACAACGACTGTAACTAAGACCGACTTTCATCATACCCCCTTAAAGGATTTTCTCGTTGGTGAGCGTAGTAACAGTTGCCGCTGAAAACTCAATTTCAGTGCGGACGTTCAACTCAAGGAGTTCGTCCTGCAGCTTCTGCTTCTGCTTCTTAGTAGAAGCAACGATACCCTTGAAACTTTCAAGTACCTTTTCGTTAAAGATAGAAGTGTCGACCGTCTCGCCTCGGTAAGAATAAGCATCTTCCTTGCGGTTACGAATCTTCTCTAGCTTGCCGTTGATGACAGCGGAATCGGTAATGACCGAAGCCTTTGCATACGTGCTGTAGAACTGAAGGTCCTTTTCAAGTCGGGCAACGTCAGCGAGACGACCATCGATGCCTGCGCTATCGTTTGCCGACGCGACCGCCTTACGAATCTCGTAAAGGGCATCAAGCAAAGCGAGACGGCGAGCGAGGTTGCCGCTGAACTTGCTGGACGCAGCAAGAATCTCTTTGTCAGCGTCTTGGAACTCGTTAATGCTAGCCGTAGCATTGAATTCAAGGCCCTTGACAGTTTCGTTGATCGCTACTTGAATAGCGTTGGCCTTGCGTAGATTGATCTTCATGTGTGTTTCCTTCTTATTTACTGACTATAGTATAAACGATCACTGTTGTACAGTGTTTTGGGTATTAAAAATGGCGACTCGTACGGGACTCGAACCCGTGATCTCCAGCGTGACAGGCTGGCGTCTTGACCAACTCGACTAACGAGCCATTAAGTTTGGTGACGGAAGAAGGACTTGAACCTTCGACATCCAGAATATGAGTCTGGCGCTCTGACCAACTGAGCTACCCCGTCATTAAGTAAACGTCTTTAGTGCTTTCAAATCTTCACCGATGTTATCTTCTCGTATCGGACCGATGCCAAGACAAGTCGTAGTCGGTTCATTGAAAACAGTGAATCCTGCATCAGTCACTAGTGCAGTACCGCAGACATTCTTGTATGCTTCTTGCAATGCTTTCAACTCATCAACAGTGTCTACGATAAGAGTGATCTTATATGCATGATCACCGTGAGCATACGCTAGTGCCTGTTCCTGCTTCTTAACAAGAATATCAGGTTCAGCAATCGTAGTATGATTCGCATTAGGGATAGTTGCATCCCAAAATGCGTGTAGATAAGCATGTCCTGCCTGCGTACACATTTTGCCACGGATACCGTTCATCTTCTGAACGCTCTCTTTAGCAAAGATACAGTACATCTTATGTTTCATTTATTTTTCTTTCTATTACCGTAATGCTTTTTCCACGCTTCGTCTGTATAACCCGGGCCATACATACTAAGAAGCTGTATGCGTTCTTCGGCGTCTAACTTAACCCATTCTTCATGAGTATAACGCTTGCCCGACTTCGCTAATGTCATTGCTGGCATGATATCCTCCTTATATTGCTTCGTTTGCCGATGGGTAGACATCACATCTACTAAGAGTAATTACTTCCATATGTCTAGGAGCGACCTAGCTTCATCGGCAACTCAAAAATTCGTGACACTCGGCAGTTACCTGCCTATTTTACAACGCACCGCACCTAAATGCATCAACCCGGGCGCCCGGGATTGTATTGGAGGGCGTAGTGAGGTTCGAACTCACAAGGCATTTCTGCGGCAGATTAAGAGTCTGCTGGACCAACCAATTGTCCAATACGCCCTAAAACTTTGTATCTACACTATGTGTTTCGATAGAGTAGTTGTTATCGTCGAAAAAGTCTTCGTTATCATTTAGGTTCTTACGATGCTTTTCAGCTTCATCAAGATTGTCATACACAGCAATAATTCTGGATAAACCATATATCTCGCGGTTGATAAGGATATAGACTTTCACTTAAATTCTTTCGTTATTCGAATCTGTCAATTAGCAAGTAGCTCTTTCTTGAAAGATACGTCTTCTGAATAGTACCCGTTCGAGGATCCGTAGAATCGAACAGTCACAAATCCCTTGAAGGTTGCGAAGTTGTAGAACGTCCACGTATAACTTTCGTCATCCATGACCGGACCTTCAACGTTCGTATCTTCTCTGGAGACTAGCATAGGCCAGCCCTCCAAGTCTTCCAAGTCACCGCATATATCTTCGACGTAAACACTTTCGCAACAATCCTGAGCGTGATAGAGCGTATAACGCACCTCATCATTTTCAAACGTCACTGTCTCGTCATCAGACCAAACCTTAGAGAAGGTCTGACCGAGCATTTCATCAACTTTTGGCCATTCCATTGCCTTCTCCTTTCTAGTATTTGGTAGGCGAAGCCGGACTTGAACCGACAACTATTCTGTTATGAGCAGAAGGTTCTACCAATTGAACTATTCGCCTTTAATCTCTTTGTCTTTACCAAACGTATAGTGGCAGTCACACATGCATTCTCTTAGCCGATTCGCCCTATGTCCTCAATATTTGACTTCAATCGGTACCGATATGTTTAGTATTTGGAGCACCGGGTAGGAATCGAACCTACTTCACTTGCGTAGCGGATTTGCAGTCCACCGCATTCCCAATCTGCCACCGGTGCGTTATACATATTTTACAGAACGTTGTCAAGCCCTGATGCAATCACCATGATTGCCGAGAGGAATCATAACAACATAAAGTTTACCATCAATATCAAACCCGCGATAAATCACGCCGTTGACAGTGACCAAACGATGCTTATTCATGTCTTTGTAACTCCGTTTTCTCAGCTTATAATTCAATATAGCAAAACGGATAACCAATGTCAACTGTTATTTTTAAAATCTTGGCGGAGAGTGAGGGATTCGAACCCTCGGTACAGTTGCCCGTACAACACCTTAGCAGGGTGCCGCTTTCGACCGCTCAGCCAACTCTCCGTATTCTAGATATCTAGCCGATTCTTAGCATCCTCGATGTATGCGATGATTCGTTCTTTCCCTTCCGGATTCATAGAATGAACCACATAACGGGGAAACTTACGCTTGTTATCTTCACAGAAATCTACTAGCCATTTAGCAGCGTCATAGCCCGTCTTCTTAGGACCATAGTCTGCCGGAAGACCTTGCGCTTCTGCTATCATAGCCTCATAGTGTTGATCACATAGATCATGATCGAAGCACACGAACGCAGGCATTCCTGAGGTTATGACTTGCTTCACGAACGTATCAAAATCTTTTAAGATGAACGTAACCAAATCTCTGGGGAACTTTTCCCACGTAACATCATCAGGATGTCGCTCATCGTCTAAGAATAATAGGTATGACACATCTTTCTCCTAATGAATGATGGCGGAAGCGGTGAGATTCGAACTCACGGAGGACTTTCACCCTCGCTTGTTTTCAAGACAAGATCCTTAAACCACTCGGACACGCTTCCGTATTAATATTTATGTAGTTATGATTGACGTATACTTTTTATAATTGGTGCGCCCGGGAGGATTTGAACCTCCGACCACCGCGTTATCAGCACGGTGCTCTTCCCCTGAGCTACAGGCGCATTATATTGGTGGGTGATGATGGATTCGAACCAACTCAGCATTACACAACAGTTTTACAGACTGTCCCGACTCTCCAACTTCGGCGATCACCCATTAACTTTTTTATTCTTTCCGCACCAAGTGTCTGTTTGTGCATGACAGTTGGGACAGACTAATCTTAGGTTGTCATATAAATGATTGTGTGAGTTACCGTCAATGTGGTCAAGTTGCATTGTAATAGGCACACCTTGCCATTCTGTGATTCCACACACTTCACATTTATCTTCTTTTACGCCCTCATTGACAAGTCTATGTTTTAGCTTGTTACTTTGATATTGAGGGTGTTTTCCTTCTAAGATTTCAGACAGTGGAAACTTTGCGTTTGCGCCGCCTATCTTAAATTCCAATCCTAACTTCTTTGCTCTTCTCCAAATAGTAACATCCGGAACATCAAAGTAATGAGACAACTTGCTTAAAGTCGGCATCATTTGATATTGAGCAATAAGTTCGGCATCAGTAAATTTGTCTTTATGTTTCTGTTTCATATCTAACTCCTCAAATGTATTTATCATTTGTAAGTCAGATTTGAAATCTGCTTATCAAGACTGTTCGAACCAGCTGTTTGCAAACTCTTGAATGATTTCGTCTGCTTCGAAGTAGCGGTCCTTGTCAAGAATTGCATCTTGAATGTCGAGGACATCATCTTCGTCTAAGCCACTTGTTCGTAGATAATCCAGATATACAGAAAGTTCATTTTGATGATGATTTCTTGTAGAGAAATCTACGTGAATAACTTGTCCCATGATGATGTCCTCGATGGTTGTTTACTTACTTCTATTACTGAGCGGCAGCGGCAGGAGCACCTTCGGCAGGAGCAACTTCGGCAGCTACTTCATCTGCACCTTCGGCAGCCTCAGCAACTTCTGCGTCGATTGCGTCAACCGCAGGAGCAGCTTCTTGAGAGCAAGCACCAAGTGTAAGTACGCTAGCCAAGCTAGCAATTGCAATAATCTTCTTCATTTTGTTTTCCTTTTGTGATTTGGTCCTTATCTCTGGACCGTGTATATTTATACAGTATACCCAACGTGAGTATTATTTGGTACACCCAACGGGATTTGAACCCGTGTCCCCGCCTTGAAAGGGCGATATCCTAGACCACTAGACGATGGGTGCATAAACTTGTTACGCTATCACTGCAATATAGCTTCGGGACTTCGAAACCCGAACCGCCCCCCTATTGTCGGCCTCGTATCGGCCTATCGTCGGGCGGAGTGCTACCTTACACCACATCTACTGTCATCGTTTCGAACCGAAGATCGCAGTGATAGCGTAACAAGTCTAAAGTTTGGTGCGAGTAGCCGGACTCGAACCGGCACACCATTAAGATATCAGATTTTAAGTCTGAGGCGTCTACCAATTTCGCCATACTCGCATTAGAATTTCTAACAATGTCAAAGAACGTAGAAAGCTCGCTGCTCTCTATGTTCTCAATATACGACATGATCGTGGTAATGTCAAGAAGTTTTTAAACTCACTGTTCACCGCGTGACAGCCCCACTCACCACTGTAGCGGGATAATTGCTCTGACTCTTTGGCTCGGGGACTTCTCCCTCTACCTCAAAGTCTCGGCTTTTTCTCGGGCTGCAACCACAGTACCCAAAGATTCTTTGTTTCTGTATTCCAACAGTTCCTCGTGTAAGTTGCACGAGACTTATCGGACATCCACAAGTCGTCAATGGGCTGACGCTGCCCCTCGGTGAACAGTGAGTTTAATTGGCATAGGAAGTAGGATTCGAACCCACGCGGGGCTTGCGCCACAACAGTTTTGGAGACTGCCACCTTCGACCACTCGGTCATTCCTACATAGGTAGTTTATAAGTTAAGGAAACCGTTATCAAGCATTTCTCCGGTATCTCGGTTGATCACTTGATATTGAAGGCTATGGGTTTTGAACTCCTTAAGCATTTCAACAACGGTCTCAACCTCAAATTCCTTGCAAGAATAAAGATCAAACATATAATATTCTGGCCAGAAGTGAATGCTGCTGTGACTAGTAGTGATACCCACTACGCCGGTCACGCCTTCATTCCCATCGTCGTCACACCATACGCAGTGAGGATTCATAAGAACCTTCATATCGATAGCCTCAACGAGCCTAAGAAACCAGTCATTCAAGACTGATACATAATCGGGCCCTGGCGCCTCTTCTATAAAACCCTTAACCAGGAGGTGTTTATTAATCTTTTGCAACTCATAAAACCCCTTATATCCCACTGCTAAACAGTGAATAACTATTTATCAAAAAACCAAAAACTACACACATTATGTGTGTAGTTCTTACTACAAATGGTGCCCGGTGAGGGGTTCGAACCCCCGACCCTCTCGGTGTAAACGAGATGCTCTTCCGCTGAGCTAACCGGGCCTTATTTTGGTCGGGGAGAGAGGGATCGAACCTCCGACCTCCTGGTCCCAAACCAGGCCGTCTACCGCTGACTTACTCCCCGATAATTTTGGTGGAGACACGGGGGTTCGAACCCCGGACCTACGGCTTGCAAAGCCGTCGCTCTACCAACTGAGCTATATCCCCATGAATCTATTTATATCGTATTCTTAATCTCTCAAAAAAGCAACCACATGCTGGACTCGCACCAGCACCAACTCAACGCCTTTGCAAACGTCGATGAGTCAGGCCTCACCTCGCGGGAGTGGCTCAAAAATGGCGTCCCCTGCTGGATTCGAACCAGCGACCTACAGATTAGAAGTCTGTTGCTCTATCCAGCTAAGCTAAGGAGACAATCAAAATCGTTAAAGTAAAAGCAAGAGTTTTGATAAACTCTTGCTTTTATAATTGGTGCCCCCAGCAGGTTTCGAACCCACCGCCTCCTGCTTACAAGGCAGGCGCTCTACCAAATGAGCTATAGGGGCATTAATTTTGGCTCCACGACCTGGGCTCGAACCAGGGACATTCTGATTAACAGTCAGACGCTCTACCAACTGAGCTATCGCGGAACATAACTTTCATCTATGCTATTTAACTTCTTGAGCAGTGTCGGCTTATTTTTCTAATTAAGATCAATAAGCCGACTGTGCTTCGGTACACCTGTCATTAGATATGCCATTTGATCAGCAAGAACATGACGGTTTTGCAATAGCAAATGCTCGTAGTGATTTGGTTCATATGGGACATACAACAGTTCCATACCGGATTGCTTGAGCGACTTGCACCCCTTCTTTTGGTTGCACGGGATGCAAGCAGTGACAACGTTGGTCCATTCATCGATTCCGCCATGGAATCTAGGAACAATGTGGTCTCGGCTTAGTCTCGTGTGTCCAAAATGATCACCGCAGTAACCGCAAATGTTGCGATCACGAGCAAACAAGGTACGATTAGTCAAGACAACTTTGTTGTGCTTACGAAAATCGAATCCTGTGCCACGTACTGCAATGATGCTCGGTGTTTCAAGATAGCTTTGTCGGCCGTCCTTCTGAATGCCTCCGCGATACTTAGCGATGACATCTCCTAAAGTCCAGACAACCAAGTTCTTAGCATGATAGCTAATTGCGTCGTCGTTGGTAATCCATGCTCTTGGAGTACCCGAAATGTCTAAGGCTAGAACCGCCATGATTAACTCCTATATATTATCATATTTAGACTGTTTATATTATATAGACTATGATTGGACTTAGTGCAACCAAAATCTATAAATAATCTATCAGCATTGGCTGATAATTTGGTGCCCAAGAAAAGACTCGAACTTTCACGGACTTTCGTCCACAACGACCTCAACGTTGCGTGTCTACCGTTCCACCACCTGGGCAATAATGTTTTGGTACTCCCTACAGGATTCGAACCTGTGACGCTCTCTAATCTGGAGACGATGCTGGATATAAGCCAGGTGTTTTACCGCTAAACTAAGGGAGCAAACTTGGTGCCCTATGGCAGAATCGAACTGCCATCTACTGATTACGAAACAGTCGTTCTACCATTTAACTAACAGGGCAATTATCTTGTAGATTTATTATCTGTATGCCATTGACCATAAACACAATGTAGGAACTCGTGACCTACAAACTCAGGCTCATATGAAATAGATGGATCCATCATGTGTATAGTGCATTTACCTTGATCATTTTTAAATAAAAGAGTAAATGCTGCCAAATTAGGATCAGTTACGCCATATTTACGTGCTTCTTTTTGTAAGTCAGTTCTTGATTTGTAGGTGACAATATCAACAGTAACTCTACTGTTCTCGTATTGTTTTGCGCCAAATCGATAATTAAAATCTGCGCCAACAAATCGATAGTTGTCAGCACCTGTATTATTAGGCTGATTACACGCTGTAAGCACTAAGAACAAAAACAATATTGCTAGTTTCTTCATAGGAACCCTCCCATGAATATTTATGCTTTATAGTGGGCCTGCTGTACCACAACATCAGCAGCATTATCGACCAATTAGAAGCGCCGGTCAGTTGGGTAAGTTAATGTTGCATAAGTCAGAATCAAAAGTCCCTTGCAAGGACACATCCTTTACTGTGTTTCCGCTGGCCGGCTTCCGCGCAGTGACTTATACTATAACACCCACTACAAACTTAATCACAACGTCGGGAATCGAACCCGCATCCTGGCATCTTGCTGCCTACCCATCATTACGACTCTCGGACTTCCTGTGCTACCATTACACCACGTTGCAAACTTGGTGGGCCCTCTGGGATTCGAACCCAGGACCTTCCGATTAAAAGTCGGACGCTCTAACCTACTGAGCTAAGGGCCCAAATTCTGAAATAGCTGGTGCCCCGAGAGGGACTCGAACCCCCACGCCTTTTGGGCAAGAGATTTTGAGTCTCCCGCGTCTACCGATTCCGCCATCGGGGCATTTTAAGAGTGGTGCGGATGAAGGGACTCGAACCCCCACACCTTGCGAGTGCCAGAACCTAAATCTGGTGCGTCTACCAATTTCGCCACATCCGCATAGTAGTATAATGTATTTACTCGCCGTAACTCGTATCTCAACATAAGTCACTGATACTAACTAAATTAGTACTGCTACGGACATCGGACTTGATAGCCTGGGTTTGAGAATGGAGACTATCTTTTGGGTCACCGTACACACACGAGTAAAATTTGGTGCTCCCAGACGGAATCGAACCGACGACACCCTGATCTTCAGTCAGGTGCTCTACCAACTGAGCTACAGGAGCATTAGAAAAATATACCCTCGGCAGGGAACGATCCTGCATAGAATGTCCTAAACCATTCTATATCCGCTTGCGAGGGCGGGACAAAGAGCTTTAGGGCCTGCTTTGTCTTGACTTAATAACCTGATGTTCTTAGAAAGAGAGTTTGGAAGAATTGCACTTCCCTAGGATACTGACCTATCCCCCCTTATACCGGTCAGAGTTAGAGTACGCCACTAAGGAACTCCCTTTCTAAGAACACCAGATCATACGATACTTGTTAGAAGAATGCATCGCAGGCGCGACCTGCTTACGGAATTGAACCGTCTTTTGTGTTATACACCTATCGTCCACGACCCAGTAGCTACTATGGGCTGATGCATTCATCTAACAAGTCTCATAAGAGACTTATTATTTTCTAACTATGTCAAAGAACGAGAGAACATCGCTGCTCTCTCTATTTTCTTAATGTATATGATACTCTTCCCAAAGTCAACCGAAATATCACCTCATCGTAAAATATCTTTTGGCGGAGTCGGTGAGATTCGAACTCACGGTACCTTGCGGTACGCTACCTTTCCAAGATAGTCTAATCGGCCACTCTAGCACGACTCCGTAATATGGCGCGGCCACTTATTTTCTATGCTGAATACTACTTTCGGAAGGTAGCTCTAGCATGTGGCCGCATAAACTTTGGTACACCTTAAATTTGGTGGGTCTAGTAGGAGTTGAACCTACCGCCTCTTCCATGTCAAGGAAGCGTTCTACCGATGAACTATAGACCCATTCTATATTTTCGTAGATGCGTATTTCTTCTTGTCATTTTCTTGTCGGGACCGCTTCTACTATGAGTAGGGGTCTGTGTATGACAGTTGGGACAAAGCAAACGAAGATTTTCTAATGCATCATTGTCACTGTTGCCATCTATGTGATCAAGCTGCAATGTCAGGGGTTTACCGTTATGATAGCTGGGTTGTCTGCATTCTTCGCATTGATCACCTCTTGATTCTTTAAGGTATCTCTTAAAATTTCCACCCATTCCTTGCTCAATGCGAGGAATAGAAACCTGTTCCCATGTGTACTTTGCACTACATTCCATAGAACAAAACTTATTGTAAGAACTATGTTTGTGCGGAAAAGTTTTGCTGCAATGAACGCAAGAATGATTAATATTGTTTTCCGGCTTTTTTCTACTGACACTGTATCTGCCTTTGGTTCGATGAACACTTTTATGCCCATTCAATTTACGAACAGAATCGAACTCTTTGTCACATTTATCACAATTGTATATCATAAATGTATTTAGCTCAGCGGTAGAAAAATAGCATTTTTAATTCACCACTACCACTGAGCTAAGGGTGCATGATATTGGTACTAGGTATTGGATTTGAACCAATCCACCGAGTTCCACAAACTCGTGTGCTAACCGCTGACACTAACCTAGCATAAAATTGGGCGGAGCAGCCAATCACGCTAAACACCAGCGAAGTGATCGACCCTTACCGTGCATACGGCTCCATAATATTCTGGCTTCTCAAGTTGGGCTTGAACCAACATTTCCGGCTCCAAACGCAAATGCTAATGCCGGAGTGTTACCACGTACTTCATCGTTTCAATATGACTACTCAAATACTCTTAGCATTGTTTTCAGCACTATTTCATATCACAAAGCCTGTCCGGCTCTTCCCCGGCTCACAGTTTTTTAAGCCTTTGCGTTTGCTACTGTGTGATATTACTCTAGATTTTACTAGCAATGTTCCAAGTACCCTTTCACCATAGCTACTAGGATTTTTCCTTTACACTATTGAGAAATGAATTGGCATACGCTGTAGGAGTCGAACCCACGCTAACTGGGTTGGAACCAGTCGTGCTACCGTAACACTTAGCGTACATAAAATTGGCGCCCGCGGAAGGATTCGAACCTCCGACCCTCAGATTCGTAATCTGATGCTCTATCCAGCTGAGCCACGCGGGCATGAATTGGCGACCCCTGTAGGACTCGAACCTACAACATTCAGTTTCGAAGACTGACGCTCTATCCGGTTGAACTAAAGGGTCGTGAAGAATGAATGGTGCCGTCTAGAGGATTCGAACCACTGACATCCACATTACTAGTGTGGCGCTCTACCAACTGAGCTAAGACGGCCTTTTATATTATATAAGAGGATTGTGCTGGGGGACTAGGGCTCGAACCTAGAACCTTCGGTACCAAAAACCGACGCACTACCAAATTGTGCTATCCCCCAGCACAATCCTCTCATTCACATAAATGTATACCATTCATTATTAAAGAACAGTAGAGGGCGCGGCGGTCGAGGCCGGGGCTAATGTTCTTCTCTCATGTTCTTAAATAATAAATGGTTAGCCTTTTGTTGACAAGCGAGACTATGTTGTCCGGCATTTCGGACTTGCCCGCTTGCGAGGAATCACAATGTTCCTCACTGAAAGTTTTTACTCTCTGCGTTCTCTCCGCAGATTTCATCCCT